AAGGGACTCCGCGTAGGACTCAGCTCGCTGCTGTGCTTGAGCCTGCTTCTGCATGTACAGCCCGAGGACAGTCATGCCGGCGGTGAGCGCGACGCCGAGACCGACGCCAACACTCGACGTGATGAGACCCACCGCCTTGCCAGTCAGCGACGACTCCGCGCGAAGCACGCGGATGGACTTCACGAACTCGCTGATCTTGGGGACCGCGAGCAGGGCGAGCCCGCCGGCGAGGGTGATCGCGCCGCCGAACCCGGTGAACATCGCGATCGCGTCCCGCAGTGGCTCCGGCAGCCCACCGACGAAATCCGCGAAGCCCTTCACCGCGTCGGCGCCGATCTGCACCATCGGGAGGAACGTCTGGCCGAGCTCGATCGCCATGTCCACGACCGCGTTACGCGCGACGTCGAGCTTCGCGGCCGTGGTGTCGTACCGCTTCTCGGCCTCGGCGGTCAGCGCCGTGTTCTCCTCCCACGACCGCGTGCCGAGGTCCAGCGACTGGCGCAGCAGATCACCCGCACCCGCCATCGAAGTGAGCGCGCGTGTCACGCGGACGTCGACCTGACCGACCGACTCCAGCGCGGCGAACACGTCACCACCGGTCTGCTGCAGCTTCCCAAGGCCCTCGACGATCAGCGCGAGCGCGTCGGCCGGGTCCGTGCGCCACTTCCGCGCGAACTCATCCGCCGACAGACCAGAGATCTTCGCCCACGCCTCAAGGTCCTTGCCGCCCTTCGACACGGCCTTCGAAACGTCGATCATCATCGCCGAGATCGACGACCCACCCGCGTCCGCCTCGATACCGACCGACGCGAGAGCGTTCGACAGGCCGAGGACCTGCGCCTCCGACAGGCCAACGATCTTCCCGGCGCCAGCGATCCGCTGCGCCATCTGCACAATGTCGCGTTCCGTCGACGCCCCGTCATTACCGAGGGCGACGACCGAGGCGCCGAGCCGGTCGACGTCGTCCGGCGCGGTCTGCATGACGTTCATGAGCTGCGCGAGCGACGTCGCAGCTTCGTCCGCGGTGAGGTTCGTGGTCTCGCCGAGGTCGATCATCGTCCGCGTAAATGCGGCAACGTTCTCCCGCTGCACACCGAGTTGCCCGGCCGCCTCCGCGACAGCCGCGATCTCCTGATGCGTCGCCGGGAGCGTCCTCGCCAGGTCGCGGAGGTCTCCCTCGAGCTCCGCCATCTCCTGCTGGTTGCCGTCGACCGTCTTCGTGACGCCCGCCCACGCGGTCTCCCAGTCGACCGCGGCCTTCACCGTCAACGCAGTGGCGGCCGTGACCGCGGCGCCGACGACCGACATGGCGGTGCCGACCGTCGACGCGGCGCGCTTCGCCTCGTCCGACAGCCCAGCGACGGCCTTCTTCTGCTTGTCGTGCTTCGGCGCAGCCTGCTCGGACTTCTTGCCGGCGTCCTCCGCTTTGCTCGCGAGCTCGCCCTGCGCCTTCGCCGCGTCACGGGTCTTCGGCGCCGCGTCCGCAGCCTTCTTGCCCGCCTGATCGGTCTTATCCCCAGCAACCTTGACCGACTCACCCGCTCGTCTAGCGGCCTGGTCGACCCCCACCATCTGCTGGATGAAGACCTCGGCCCCCGCCGCCTGGAGACGCCAGATCAGTCCGCCCGCTTCGAACATGGGCGACCACCGCCTTCCGCGTCCACGAGTCCTCGACCTGCACGAGTCGCCGCACAGCGGCGCGGATGAAGTGCCACGTACGCGCGGCGAACGCCCGGTCGAGGTCCGGGATCAGGAGGTATTGCGCGAGGTCAAGCTCCACCTCGCCACCCGCGATCTGCGGGAAGACCAGTTGCCAGAACTCGACAGTGTTCAGCGCCTCTTCTTGGCTGGCCTGTCGCGCGGCTGCTTCCCGCGCTTCTCGCCACCCGCGCGGGAAGACGTACTCGGGGTAGACACCATGCTCGTCAGGGTGTCCAATGCCGAAAGGGGCGATGGTCGCGACGTCGAGAGCCCCATACGCGCGGTCATCACCCACAGGGCTTTTACCTGCCCGGCGACACCTTCACCCCCCTCGAGGAAGGCGTTCACGCCGGCGATGCCGACGATCGTCTGCCAGTAGAACGCGCAGTACGCGACGCTCTCCGTCTCCGCCAGCCGCAGTTCCCGCTCGAGCTGCTCGGACACGGGAAGGTCGTCGGGGATCGTCCAGCGCTCGGTGGCGGCGTCATACCGGGCACCGTTAAGCGCCATCGTCAGCGCCTCGGTGACCGCCGCCTCGTCGTGCAGCTCTCCCCGCGCGGTCGCGAGGTACGTCTCAGTGATCTGGTGGCCGGCTCCACCCGGGAGTGGTCTGATGCGGTACTCGAACCGCTGCTCGTCGTCCTCGACAACGATGAGGAGGTTGCGTCCCTCCTCGGTGGCGGTGATCGCCATGATTTCCTTCCTTCGGGAGTGCGCGGCGGCACGACTGCGAGCCGTGCCGCCGCGCTTTGGGGTCAGGCTGTGGCAGCCGTGTAGTCGAACGGCTCGGACGCGCCGACCGCGTTCGTCACGACGATCGCCGCGGCGCCCGTGACGTCCTCCGGGATCGTGACGACGAGGGTGTTGTCGTCCAGGCCGTCCTCAGGGCGGGAGAACTCGACGACGTCCTCACCGTCGACCGTGATACCGGTGACGCCGCGGAGGTTGTACCCGCGGATCACGACCTGCTCGCCGACGCCCTGCAGCGCGGGCCCGGCGGACTCGATGATCGGAGCCCCGGTTCCGGCGATCGGGTTCTCCTCGAGCATCGCGACGACACCCTGCGACTCGAGCGTGAACGAGTACCCGCCCTTGTCGGAGAAGTTCGTCGCCAGCGGCGCCGTCGCGACCGAGAACGTGCCCTCGAACGCGGGGAACCGCTCGTCGAGCGCGTCGTCGATGATCTGGAACTCCCGCATGTTCTCGGAGCCCGAGCGGAACGAGTCCTTGACGAGATCCGGGAGCCACGACTGGGCGGCGACCGCCATGCCCGTGACCGGGTCGCGGACGAGCTCGATGGCGAACGTCGGCGCGAAGCTGTAGCCGATGATCTCGTTCGCCGGCCGCGCCTTGTTGCCGTACACCTCCCGCGGGACCGTGATCTTCGTCGGGTTCAGGTTGAGGTTGTTCAGGTCGCCGGTGATGTTGACCCAGACGCCGGCGACCTTGAGCCGCAGGATCTTCTGGTGCGCGAGTCCGACCGAGCCCTGGGACGGGACGGTCGTGTCGTAGAGCGTGCTGTCACCCATGGGGGTGCCTCCTTTGTTGTTGGGGGATGCCGCCGCGCGGCAGCGAGCCCCTCACGCGGAGGGGTGGCTTGGTGATCGGGTCAGAACCGGCCGCGGAAGACGTACGTCGCGGCGACGTCGGACCGACCCTGCGTGTCCTTGTCGAAGTACATGCGGGACAGCTCCTGGGAGAAGCTGATGCCGAGGACGTTCGGCAGGTACTCCGCATGATCCAGGTGCGTGCTGAGGTCGTACGCCCACTCCTCAACGACGCTCTGCGAGCCAGTCCGACGAGTGAGGAACTGGACGCGGAGCAGACGGTCGGCGCGGCCACCATCACGGGTCGTCGGCGGCGAGGTGAGGAACGTGAACTCATTCAGCGAGGTCGGGAAGTCGCCCTCGACCTTCACGCCGCGTTCCGGCAGGGCGCCAACGGGGTTGTAGATGGCCAGATCCCACTCGTCGAGGAGGATCGCGAGTGTCTTGCGGAGGTACAGCTCGGGCACGTCGGTCATGACCACGCTCCCGTCGCTCGGTTCGCCTCTGCCTCGACGATCTGCCGCAGTTCCTCGCGGTTCTGCAGCGCCGGATCCTCGACGTACTTGCCCTTCCGACCGCCCTGGAAGTTGAACTCCGGGTGCTCGTGCAGACGGGCGGCGTACGGAGTATTGAAGGTCACCGCGGCCCCGTCCTCGGGAGTCGTTGCGGGAAGTACCACCCCAGAGTTGGACAGCGTGCCGAGGTCGAACGGCACGTCCTTGCGACTCAGAGCGAGGAGCCATTCCGCCGCCGCTGTCAAGCCGGCCGCGACACCGTCAGCGATCTGACGCGCGAGCGCCTCACCATTCGACTCGAACTCGACGGTCACCCGTCACTCCAAATAGAGCTCGACGTGCGACGGCGCACCCCGGTAGTCGAAGTAGGCCGAATCGATCACCTCGGAAGTCCGCTCCCGCGGCGTGCCCTTCCACACGGTCACCTGCGCGCGCGGCTGCGCGTCATGCTCGAGCATCACGACGACGAGCGTCGTCGACGTGACCTGCTGGCCTGCCGTCGCCGATGTGGAGCGGCGATCGACCACCAGGCGGGTCTTCTGCTCGACGTACGCGGGCACGTCCGTATCCGGCGTGTCCCACGCCTCGCCAGTCGCGGTCTCGTGCAGGAACCGCTTGATCTCGACTCGGTGCAGGAGGTGCTTCTTGCGGAGACGCATGACGAGCTCCCTCAGTGGTACTCGGTGATTGCCGAGAGGAGACCCGCCGTACGGAGGATGCTGAGCGCCTCAGGTGCGCGTCGCGTCTCCTCGGGCGTCTTCGACGCGGCCGCGGCGGTCTGCGATTGGCCGAGCTGGACCGAGCCGATCTTCACCACGCCGGCCTGCGCCTCCGCGCCGGTCACGTCGTCCGTCTCCTGCCAGAACGCGACCTGAGCGCACGTCGCATCACGGAGCGCGTCAGCGACGTCGAGGTCGGTCGGATAGCCGTCCTCATCCACGTCGTATACAGCCGTCAGGATGAGGCTGTCGATCGACTGCGAGGCCCGGCGCAGGCGCGCATTCAGGGACTTCTCCTCGACCGGGACTTGCTCGCCGCCCGCGCCTGCCTCCGTGGGCTGGTCCTCACCGATGAAGTCGTAAAACTCCGATGCGGTCGCGTAGACGGGCTGGTCCATCAGTCCGCCTCATCGCTGAGGGGGATGAACGTCTCCGGTTCGCCGTCACCCCACCGCGTTACGGGCGGCTCCCCGTACAGACCACCGGGAGCCAGGATCGGGATGCCATCGGCGCCGATCTCAACCTCGATGCCCTCGCCCTCGACCTCGGCCGGCGGCAGGGTCGCCGCTTCCTCAGGGGTCACTGGGATGCCGACGATGAGGTCCTTCTCGATCGTGTAGCCGTGCTGCAAAAGCGCAGCCTCGCGGACCGGATGGAGGTCCTCGACGATCGCGACACCGTCGACGAACGTCACGTCGAGGAACTGCGACCGGCCTGTGCTCGGCCGCGGTGCGATGACGCGCATGAGGTCTCCTTCGAAAGAGGGATGGGGGCGCAGGTACGTCTCGCGCGGAGAAAGGTGCCGCGCACGTCATGAACGTCCTTCGCGGGTTACCAACCGCGTTGACGCCCCCGAGCTACTGGTTAGCCGCCGGAGAAGCCGAGCTGCTCCCGGTACGACTGGCGGTGCCGGCCGGTGCGCCGGGTGAAGTCGCGAAGCTCCGCCTGTGCTGCCGCGATATCGCGATGCGCGCGTCGTCGCTCAATGTCGTTCGGCGCGGTCGCCAAGTCTCGCTTGGCCGCTCGGACTTCCCGCTCGAGCGCTCGCTGCTCCTGACGTTCCGCGTCGGCCTTCGCGTTGTACTCGAAATCGGCCTGAGGGACCGGCAGGCCGACGTGGTAGCCGGAGATCCCGCACCGGTCATTCGGGTGCCCCCAGCCGGCGGCTCGAGCGTCGTCGAGCGACCCGGCGACGTAGATGGTGACCGTGGTGTTCTGCGTCGCGTGCGGCAGCGTGCGCGGGCCTGCTGGGGATCCGTCAAGGGAGATGATCTTCCCGATCCAAGGTGCGCACTTGTCGCAGGCGTCGAACCCGCCCGTGATCGTGCCGAGGTTCAGCCCGCCCTGCTGCAGCCGGTACGCGGTCGCGTCGTTCATCGCGCGCTGTGCCGACGTGCGAGACGCCATCTCCGCGTACGCGCCGATCGACCAGCGTCGGTCGCTTCGGTCGGTGAACCCGTCGATGCCGGCGCGGAGGAAGTTGCGGACGATCTCCTGCTGCGACCGGAGCTGTGTGTTCACGCCGAGGATCGTCTTCGGAGAGGTGAGAGCGACGATCCGCTGGTACGCGTCCTGCGGGTAGCGGGTGATGCGCTCGTTCAGCGCTTCGAGGCGGTTCTGCAGACTGACCGCGACGATCGCGCCCGCCACTGAATACGTCGAGGAATACGCGGTGAGCGCCGGGATCTGCGCGAGTGATCCTCGGACACCGCCGAGACCGAGCGAGGCGACTGCGGCGGCTTCGCCCTGCTCGACGGCGATGCGGACGAACGCTTCCGCTGATGCACCGGACCGGAGCTGTTCGATCATCGCGACGGCTTGCTCCTGCAGCTCGCGGATCGCTCGAGCGCGATTCGCGGCGAGCTCGGCGAGGATCCGGTTCTGTTGCCGGCGATCCGCGGCGGTCAGTCCCAATCCGCCGGGGTCGGTCGGCAGTCGGGCGGCGAGGTCGAGGTCACGGTACGCGCGCTGCGCAATCTCCGCGATCAGTTGATCTTCGACGTCCCGGTACCGTTCCGCGAGCTCGAACGAGAGATCGGAGATGAGATCCTGCGGGTCGAAGTCTTCGGGGTCCGGGACGAACAGCGCCACGGTGACCTCCTGGCCGGGTGTCGGCTACTCGGCATCCTTCTTGCGACCGTTCCAGCGGCGCTTGGGCTTCTCCGCGATAGGTGCGGCGTCTGTGGTCGGGAGGTCGACCGGGGAAGGTGGTGCAGGTGCGGCGGGCGGCTCAGGCGGGGCAGGAGGCGGGGGCGCGGCCGGCGGTGTGGCCTCGGTCTCGGGCACCTCGTCGATGATCTTCGCACCGCGCGCGGTGAGGAACCGACGCTGCGCGGCGCTGAGCGACGCCTTCGCGACGCCGTGGGTGAATCGCACGCCGACGATCACGGTCGTCAGCGGGCGGTGAAGCTTGATGGTCGACACCATAATCGGAGGCCTTTCCAACTCAAATGGGCTCAGGGTCGGGAACTCGGCGCGGATGAGTTGACCCGCGACGCCTTGAGCGAACGCGTGGTCCGACGTCGACGCGAGCGGGCGGATCGGCGCCGAGGCGTCGTCGTACACCTTCACGTCGCGGATGCGGCGGCCGCCGATCGAGCACAGGTTCCCGTACACGGTCCGCCAGTGGATCAGGCCGTCGTACACGCCCTTGGCGCGCAGGTCGTCCAGGCGAGCGTTCACCCAGCGAGCGTCGCTCTTCACGATGAGGAGCGGTGCGTGGACCTCGTACGACAGTGGCTCGCGGATCCCGCGGCTCAGCAGTAGCTCGAGGGTCGTGCGCATGCCCGCGGTGTACTTGCTCGTCGGGTGGTGGTCCTCGTAGAACCGGAGGACCTCGGCGAGCGGCCCGCGGTGGTAGACGCGCACCTGCTCGACGGGATCGAGGATGAAGTAGTCGTCGTTGAACAGGTAGAAATGCTCCGAGACGTCGTCGGAGGCAACAGCCGCGCGGAGGTTCATACCGCTGTTGCGATGCTTGCCCGCTGTCTGGTCTACGGCGATCCGGTCGACGGTCGGTGCCAGCCAGATCGGTGCACCACCCGACGCCCACACGCGGCCGTGCGGCAGGTTCGCCAGCGTCCGGAGGGAGTAGCGAAGTTCAGGGTTGGGACCGTCGCGCAGCACGTACACGACGTCCGGGGGAGCGCCCGACCCCAAGTCGTCTGGGGCCTGGGGTCGGGCACTCATCGGTCAGGACTCGTCGACCGCCGGGGGCGCGAACGACACGGTCGCCGTCGCGAGACCCTTCGGCTCGAAGACCTTCGCACCGTAGATGTTCAGGCCGCGGACCAGGTTCGCGAACCGCTTCTCCTGACGGATGACCTCGGTCTCGGTGAGCTGGTTCGCGAACGACCACGCGGCCGGCACGCCGGCGACGATCACCTTGTCGGACGCGTCCGCGCCGACGCCACCCACCGTGGGGACGTTGTTCGACACGAGCACGTCGAAGCCCTGCACCTGCTTCACGAAGCCGTTGCGGAGCGTCTCGGTCGAGCCCGACGCCGACGCGTCCGTGAACCGCTTGTCGTAGGACAGGGCCGAGATGAACGCCGGGTTGACGACGACGTAGCGGCCTTCGAGCGGCACGGACTGGTCGTCCAGCTTCTCGCGGAGCTTGACGAGCACGTTGTACGCGGCCGTCTGGCCGACTCCCGCGTACTCCGGCTCGGCGTCGACGATCGCGACGCGACCCAGCCGGTTCGCGGCGTAGGCGCCCGCGTACGCGAGCCCCGCGATGTACTGGTCGACCTTGTCGCGGAGACCGAACGCGGCACGGGCGAGCGCCGGCGACTGGAAGTCTCCGGCGGCCTGGACCTTGTCGATGTCGTTGACGCGGAACGCGAAGTAGTCGCCCTGGTCGATGAGCAGCGCGGTGCTGTCGTCGTCCAGGTCCTCGATCACCAGGTCGGCGGTCTTGTCGTAGGTGCGGATCGTCGGGTCCGCGATGGTGGTCACGTGGACCGTGTCACCCTGCTGCTGGATGGCGCCCTCGTAGTCGCGGTTCGCGACGGACTCCTGGCCGTAGACCAGGGCCTTCTCGAACGGGACCTGGATCGCCGCTTCCCACAGCTCGGGGATGAAATTCTCGATGCCAGCCATGTGCTGGACCTCCTTGGGTTACTTGCCGAGAAGACCGGTGATCCGGCCTTCCTTGGCTGCCTTGAGCCGCTCCTCGGGGCTGAGGGCGGCGAACTGCTCGCGCGTGAGCTGCGCAGCGGACCCCTCTCCGCCGTGATCCGACGAGCCCGAGGAAGCGGCCACCTGGACGCGCTTGAACTTCGAGTCGGATGCGACGGTGTCCTTCACGAGGGAGTCGACAGCCGCGGCGAAGTCATCCGCCGACGGGTCGAGCGCCTCGAGCTTCGAGACGAAGGCGCGGGAGTCGAGCATCGCCGTGGTGTTGGCGCCGTGCTTGTCGGACACCTTCAGCACCGCGAGCTCACGGGCGGCCGCGGCCGAGGCCTGCTCGGCTGCCTGCTTCTCCGACTGCGCCTGAGCGATGAGAGCGGCAGCGTCCGGCTGCTCGTCCTCCTTGATCAGACCCAGCGCCTTGCCGAGCTTCTCGACGAGCGCCTTCTCCGCTGCCTCAGCAGCGTCCTTGGCGTCCTTCTCAGCTCGCGTTCGGTAGCCGGCGGCCTCCTTGCGGAGCTGCTCGACGTACTCACGGGAGAACGTCTCCGGCTTGTCCTCCGGCTTCGGATCCGCCGCGGGGTCCGCGGGCGGGTCCGTCGGCGCAGGATCGCCGGACGGCTGCGGCTCCTCGCCCGGCGCGGGGTCCTCCGAGGCGGGGGCGTTGCCGCCCTCGCCATCGCCGAACCGGATGCCGCGGAGGTCATGGAGCGTCCGCCCGATCACCGCGAGCCCGTCAGGGCCACGGAGCGCGAGCGGAACGTGCGTCTCGATGGTGGACATGGGGGTATCTCCTTCGTCCGCTCCGGGCGGAATCGGTGGAAGAGCCGCGAGGCGCTCCGGGCGCGCTCACGGGTGACCGCCAGACGGCGGTACGACTTAGACGCCGGTGAAGGCGGCGGGGTCCGGCGCGGGACGACCGCGCTCGACCTGGATCTGCTGGACTTCACGCTCCACGCGGTCGTCATCCCAGTCGGGGTTCGCGCGGCGCACCTTCGTCTCCGTCGTGATCGCGGAGGCAGCGTCCAGCAGGTTGATGATCCGGACTTCCTTCTCGACGTCGACCTGCGACACGTCCGGCCACTCGGCGACGACCTCCACACCGGGGCGTCCGCCGCGGCCGGGGAAGATCAGACTGTCGAGCTCGAGACAGATCGACGCGATCTCTGTGCGCGCCCGAGTCGCGTAGCGGATCTTCTTGTCGCGAGTGCGCTCGGTGTCCGAACGGCGGTCACTGACCTCGGTCGCGGTCATGTCCTGCCCGGTCGCGTGCTCGCCGTAAGACGACAGCGAGTATCCGGTGGCTTGCAGGATCTCCTTCTTGAGGTTGTACGCGGTCCGCTCGTGCTCATCGACGCGGATCTCGAACTGCTGCGCGGTGATCGACGTCGCGTCCTTCGAAGTCGACAGGGCGTCGATCTGCGCGTACACCTCGCGGTACGGGTCAGCGGACATGCCCTTCCCGCGGCCCAGCGCCTGCATGTACTGGGTCGGGATGAAGATGCGAGACCGGCCGGCCTTCAGGTCGAGCATCCACGACGACCAGGTCTCATCGAACGCGTGGAACATCGGGACGACGCCCTCATAGTCGGAGCGTCCCCACGCTGCGAGCGGTCCTTTCCGTAGGCGCCGCTTCTTCCTGATGTTCGGCTCGTACACGGCCGTCAGGCGGTCGATGTGGGTCTCGATGATCACGGTCAGGCCGCGGTCATCGACGAGCACTCCGGGTACCTCGGCGATTCCGCGGGTCTCCTCAAGGGTGCTCAGCGACACCTGGGTGCCGATCGTGTCGGAGTCCTTCGACACGTACAGTGCATGCAGGATCGCGCCAGGCACGTGATGCTCGACGTGGCGGTAGCACTTCTTGTCGCGGTCGTAGCGGGTCCAGAACGTGACCTCGGCGAGTGCGCCGTTGCGGAACACCGGCAGCGCGGAGTCTGCGTCGACGGCGCGGGGGAACACGTACTCGCGGGGACCGTTGACGTTCCAGTCGGCGACCCAATACGTGCCGCCGAGCGCCGCGGTGAGCTCCCCGGACTCCGCCTGGGCTTCGTGACCGTCGGCGGAGTTCCAGATGAGGTCGAGTCGCTGCTCCGTCGCCGACCGGGTCGACTTGTCGTCATCGCCGGCGACACCGTAGACCGGCGGTTCCGCGTTCAGGAGGTCGCTGGACAGGGTCGCGATGTTCGCGGCGATCGGGATGTGCAGCGCGGTGCGCTCCTCGCCGGAGACCAGCGGGCGGCCCCAGAACATGCGGGAAAAGAACCCGGCGATGCCGCCCTGGTAGCCGCGGCCGTCCTTGAAGTGCGAGGGCAGGCCACCGCCGGACGCGGCTCGGATCTGGTCCACGTCGCCCGAGTGCCAGGCGGCGTACTCGCGCATCTCCGCGAAGGCTGGCTTGTACGGCTTCGGCGGCCACTCGGTGCCCGGTGCGGGAAGCGGCATAGCGACCCCCTCAGGCAGCGAGCTCGTATTCGTAGGTGCCACGCGCGGTGTGCGTGATGTACCGGCCGGCGTCGAGACTGTGGTCGTCGGTCTTGATCGGCTGGTCGACGCCGTCCTCGGTGGCCTTCGGATCCCACTGGTACTCAGTGACCTCGGCGTTCCACCCGGGCGTGCGTGTCGTCGTGTAGAACTGGTCCGACTGCAAGAGGCGGCTGATCGTAGAGATGCCGCCGAGCACGTCGTTGTCGCCAGCCCACGTGTAGATCCCGGCCTTCTGCAGTTCCTCCGCGAAGTGCGCGGCCGCGGGGTCGATCACGTTGTACTCGACGTCCGGCAAGTTCGGCTGCGGGGCATGGGAGCCGCCGAGCCACGTCTTGAACCGCTGAGCCTGCTCCGACGGCGCGAGCCGCACGTCGTGGTGGTCGGACGGGTCGTAGCGCCACTCGTCGAGGAGCACCAGCCGCGGCTTGTCCTCAGCGGTCAGGCCGAGCATCAGCCCCGCCGACGCGTTCGACGTGCCGAAGTCGATCCCAGTGCCGATGATCCGGCGGAACTTCGGCAGCCGCTCCCAGTCCAGGACGTGCTTCGCCGGATCCCACATCGGATAGACGGCGCCGGCCGCGTTCGTCCACAGGCCCTTGATCATCCGGTCGTAGAACACGCCCGCGTACGCGCGCTCCTGCATCGCCACGTACGACGGCTCGAGGGTCGGATTGTCGGCCATGGTGAAGTGGAACGGGATCAGGTCGAGCTCGTCCGCCTTCAAGATCCACTTCTTGTTGATGTAGTGATTCACCGACGCCGGGTTCATCGTCGCCAGCAGGCGAGCGCCCGGGACGCGCAGACGCGTCATGAGCATGTTCCAGAACTCCTCCGGCAGCAGCGTCGCCTCATCGACGTACGCCAGCGCCACCGTCTTGCCCTGGATATTCCCGACCGACTTCCGGTCGTTCGCGCCGATCAGCAGCACCTCGCGGCCGAAGATCGACGCCGACGTCGCGCCAGGCGTGTACACCACCTGGCTCGCGATCCGATCCCCGAAAATGTCGCGGTCCTGCAGGAGCGTGAACAGGTTCGCGTAGATCGTCGCGATGGTCTTCCCCACGACGATGATCAGGCCCTTATGCGGTGCCCGCCGGACCGCGAACAGGAACGCGATCGCCGACGCCACCGTCTTCCCAGCCGACACAGATCCGTACCACAGCGCATGCTTGCACCGAGCCGAATCCACGATCGACAGAAGCTGCTTCCGTGAAACCTTCGACAGCAGATGCTCGAACGCGACGTCATCAAGCGTCGCCGCCGGCATCGGCCTCCTCCGCCCGCAGACGAGACGCCGCCGCCTCGAACGCCGAAGCCGCCGCATCGAGAATGCCCTCCGCCACCTCGAGACCCGGATTCGCCTTGTCGAGGATCTTCGACGCCTTGTCGAACGCGATCGCCGCAGTCGTCACCATGGACCGCACCGCATCGACCGGCGGTCGCGGCATCCGATGCTCGCTGTACGTGTTGTCCTTGCCGCCGAAGTTGAACGCCAAGAACGGCCGCTCCGTCGCATCGAGCTGGTCATGCCCGATCTGCAACATCTTCTGCGCGAGCAACTGCCTCGACTCGAGCAGGTCGATCGACCGAGCCCGCGTAGCCAGGTCCGTCTGCGCCCGGTCGAACACGAGGCCGAGATCCCTCGCGTACTTCGAGATCGTCGCCGGCGAGAACCCGAGGTCATCCGCGATCTGCCGGCACGACCGACCCGCGGCGTGGAGCTCTCGCAGCCGGGCGCGGTTTTCATCGCTGAACGTTCTCGCTGCGGCCATGTCGATCACCTCTGGGGGGAGTTCGAGCCTCCGGGACTCAGGAACTGGGGTTGCTCGGTTGAGCGTGTGTGATTTCGGTGCCGGGTTCGATGCCGAGCTCGTGTTCGAGTTCGGTGACTCGGGTCTTCCAGGTTTGGTGGCCTTCGCGGAGTCCGTTGATGCGGGTGCTGAGGTCTTGGCCGCGTGGTGTGGTGCGGCGGTCGTCGTCGGTCATGTGCTCGTACTCGTCGAGTTGGACCATGAACTGGGCGAGGAGCATGCGTGCGGTGGTGAGTTGGGCTTCGAGAGTGCGAGCCACTGGGGGCTTCTTTCTGTCGGTGGGGGGAGGGGGGCGTGCCCGAGCCGGGTCGTGAGAAACCGGCTCGGACACGCCGGGGAGTGCCTACCTCCGACTTGGGTCGGGATCAGCGCTCGGTCTATTCGTCGGCGCCGTACGCGGCGTCTCGGGCACGCTTGAGGGTGCGGATCAGGTGGTTGATCTGATGGCGGGTCAGCGGCTCAGTGAAGAACCGGGCGAACGCCTCAAGGTCCTCGGGGTACGCGGCGACGTGGTCGATGCGGTGCCGCATGTCGGTGGGGTTGAGGATGATCTCGACCTGGACGGCGCCAGACGGATCCTCGCCTGGGGGGAGCGACAGGCCGTCGAGCGGTCGTTGCCAGACGACGTCGAGTCTCGGCTTGTTGTTGAACTCGACGAGGGACTTGTCGAGTTGGTCGGCGGCGATCATCGAGTGGGCTTCGTGGTCTGGGACTTCGTAGGTCCAGCCCGGGCGGTCGTCGGTATCGGTGACCGTGATGGTCGCGAAGCCGCGGCCGTGGTGGACAGTCTCTCGAGGCATGGTTGCCCCTTTCGGCTCAGCCCCGTCGCGGGGCCTTCCCCGCATCGCGCGGGGGAGCTGGTTCGACTCGAAGGTCAAAGCGTGTGGTTGTCGGCACGCTCAGCGATGAGCGCCCACACCTTCGCCTTCGTCTCCTCGTCGAGGGAGTCGATGATCAGGTAGCCGAATGCTTCCGCGGGCGACAGGTCGTCAGTCGTCATCGTCGTCCTCGACAATCGCGGCGCCGTACCAAGCGCGCACATCCTCGAACAGGGCTGTGGCGAGGCCGAGGGTCGTGATCGTGCTCTGCGTGTCCGGAATCTCCCACCGGGAGTTCGAGAAGCCGCCGTCGATGCCCTCGACGGAGCGGCCGTCCATCTTGAGGACGTAGCCGGTGAGGAGCGCGCCGGACTCGTCCTGGAAGTGAGCGGCGATCGCGTCATCCAGCGCAGCCTTCGTCTCAGCGCTCACGGATCCTCCTTGCCCGGAAGAGCACGCGTTGTGTCGGCGAGTGTGAGCTAACGATTGAGAAGTCGGTCAGCGGACGCGGCGGCGGAACTGTGCCGTACCGCGCAGAAGCGTCGACCGGTTCCATCCGAGACAGTGCGAGCAGCGGTACAGGGTGTACGAGCGGACGAACGCGCGAGCGGGCTTCGCCCACCGCATCTCCTCGGTCACCACAGTTCCGCAGAATGCGCAGCGGTGACCCTCACCGTCGTCGATGAGCATGCCCATGTGCGGCTGATCCACAAGCCAGGGGAGGAGTTCGAGGTAGAGCTGCTCGGTGAGGACGACGTCTTTCGCGTTGTACGCACGCATCCGGTCCCACGCCTTCGCGTCGCCAGCCATGCACGCGAACCAGAGGTCGATATCGGTCTTGTCCTTCGACGCGTTCAGCACCCGGCCGGCGAGGTAGTCCAGGCGTCGATAGGGGAGATCGAACTGGGCGCGGTTCGACTTGATCAGGTCCACGTGCTTGAACGGTGCCGGCGGGCCGAGGCGGTAGTCGCGGAACGCGTCCTGCAATCGGGGGACGTCGAACTTGAATCCGTTGTACGTGACGATCACGTCCGCGTCGGACAGCAGAGTCCACGCTTGCCGGATCATCGCCTCGTGGCCGTCACGCTCATCCACGATGAGCGGAGTCTTCTCATGCAGCCACTTGAACGCGAACGAGAGGATCCGGGATGGCTGGATCATCTTCTCCGGACCCAGGAACCGGGGTGTGACGTCGAACGACCACATCTGATGCGGGGTCGTCTCAATGTCGATCGTGCCGATCTTGACCGTCGACGCCGCCGGCGAGAGCTGCGCGGCGGTCTGCCTCAGCGACACGAGCAGATGCCTCGGCGGTGCCGCTGCAGAGTGATCGCGGAGATCTGGTGGCCGTCCTGCTTGAGCACGGCCGCGATCCAGGTCGACTGACGGCGCTTGTCGTTGAGCACCTCGTCGAGCCACGCGACGTCGTCCCCGGTGAGTTCCTCGCGAAGCTGCAGCACGCCACACCGGGGGCCCGACGATGCCTGCTCGATCACCGCAGCGTTCTGTCGGAGCGACATGGGAGCCTCCTCGAGGTGTGCGGGCGCGCGCACATTGGAGAACGTGCGCGGTCGCGCACACGAGGTTCCGGTTCACTCAGGTCCATGGCCGCTCGTAGGCGGCGTTGATTGTCGGCCGGTGACCGGAAGCTGCGACGGGCACGGCTGGGCATTCCCTGCCTTCACGACGCGAAGCGCCGCCCGTCGTCCGTTACGCGGGCCGGATTCGAACCGGCGACCTCCGGGATATGAGCCCGGCGAGCTACCAAGCTGCTCTACCGCGTGTCGTTGCCCCGATATCTGCCGTCGTGGCTCGCGTGTGTTCGGTAGACGTTCGCGCGGGGAACGCCCCGGTCACCCGCCCCCGCAAGCGGTCGGGCGAGGAGTCAAAGTCTGGGGAAACAGCAACGCCCCCGACCGGGATTCCGGTGCGAGGGCGTAGTGGACCAGAACGAAACTACCCGCACTACCCCAGCGGGTGGGGGAGTCAGCCTGTGAATCCTCACAGGTTCGGTGTCGCGCGCGCCGACCGTGCTTCGACTTTGAGGACCTGGCGGCCGGGGACGATGATCTTGCCGTTCTTCGCCTTCTGCGATGGGAGCAGGCCGGCGTCGATCCAGCGGCGAATGGATGAGTCGGAGCTGCGGCCCAAGAGGATCGCGGCGGCGGAGACCGTGATCCACGCTTCGTCGCCGATCATCACGACGTCGTCGTGCCGGAGGGTTTTCCGTCGATAGCCCACGCTGCCTCCCTTGCGGACACAACAGCGTCGCACGGGACTAGGACATTGAGGGGGAGCCCCTCGGGTATCCGGCGTCGGACAATCCTGCTCGCGTGCGAGTGCGCCGGCGGACCCGCGACTAGACGGCCGCCCCTGATCCTCGGTAGCGTGCGCCGCGTGGGGATTTCCTGTCTGACGCTGACGGTGAGCGTGCTCGCCCTCCTCGTCTCCGCCATGACCGCGTGGGTCGCGCTGCAAACCCACCGGGACCAGAGCATGCGCGCTCGGCGCGAGTTCGGAGCCCGCCTCGATGCGTTCTCTCTCTGGTACGCGCAGCGGCTGATGGCGAAGGAGCGCGACCCCGGTCCAACGGATGCGTTCATTCCCGAGCTTGTGACCCTCGGGCGAGACGCCCAGCGGCTCGGCCAGCCGAACGCCGCTGAACTGATCGACTGGAGCGGACGAGTGCTCAACCGCACACGATCGCGCGCACGATCTGGCAAGCGGATAACGGCCCTTCACGACTCCATGCTTATCGCCAACGTCGTCTCGGCGTGGGTGCGCAAGCCACTCAGTTTCCCGAAGGTCAGCACGTGGGAGCTTGAGGAGCACGCTGCGAAGGTCTGGGGAGGCGAGAAGGTCGTTGACCGGCCGTCAGAGTTTCCTCACGGCGGTCAGGGACGCGACGATCGACGGAGCCGGCGCCGGGGCCGCCTTCGACTTCGGCGGAGCAAGTAACTCAGGGTTCGGAGGACTCTTCCTGGTTCGCGAGCTCGAGGAGAACGTCCGCGTGGCACGGCTGGTCGAGCGGACACCAGCAGGCGAGGTTCTTCCCGGAGAGCTCGGCGCGGATCGTCGCGAGGATGTTGCGGTCCCACACGCCGAACCCGTCGTGTGCCATCTTCGGGTCGATCGTGCTCCGCGAGATTCGGCCGATGAAGTCGCGGTACATCGCGACGGCGGCTGCTGCACCTCCGGGGGTGCCCGTCACGCGGTATGGGTTGCCCCACTTCGTCGGTCGCGCGACGCTCACCGTGTTCTCGGGCATGCGCCAGCCGCGCGCGCGGGAGAGTTGCACTCGCTCGGCCATCTACTCCTCACCCCCGAGGGCGGACCCAGCCCCGTCGCATTCATCGCACTCCTCGATGTGCTCGGTACCGTCGTCATCGGTCCAGGCGAGGACCGCACCGGAACCTCGGCAGCTCTGGCAGTTCTCCGGGCACGACTCGGCGGGGTGCGACGTGCGCACGGTCCGAGATGCGAGCAGTGAATGCTGGTCGCAGTCATGAGCATTCGCATCAGCGAGCGACACCAGACCACACGGGAGCACCTTGCATCCGCACCCAGGGGCGAATGGGTCAGGCGCTACCCAGTTCCGGCCGACGTGGAGGTCACTCATCACTGCCCCCCAGGGCGGCGCGGATCGCGGCGCAGGCGGCACCATCGAACTCCGGGTCGATGATGGCCGGTCTCGCGTCGTCCCAGTCCAGCCCTGAATCGGCGAGCGCGGCGACTACTCGACCCACCGCCTCCTCGCTCGTGAGATAGGCGATCACGGCCGCCGTAGCCGCCTTCACGCGGCCGGCCGGACTGCCCTCCGTGGCAATGGCGTACACCTCGAAGCCGTCGTCTGGCCAGTCGCCCTTGAAGCCGACGTGGGGGGCGATCACCTTCGCCAGTGCGGACTCTTGAGGGGTGGTCATCGGATCCTCGCCTCCCACGAGTTGACGAACTGGGCATGCTCCGGGCACATGAAGATGCCCTTCTCGCCCTTCGGATTGACGCGGTACACAGGGCCGTCGAGGACGGTTCGGGTGCAGCCCTCGGCCTGGCAATCCCAGCCGACGCGCTTCTCGTCTTCGCTCATCGAATGCCCCTCTCTGCCTTCCACTGCTGACACCGGAGCCGGTACACCGCGTACCGATCCTCTTCGGTCGCGTCAGGCATCTCGGCCTCGACCTCGCGGATGATGCGGCGGTAGGCGTCCTGCCAGTTCTCGCTCATCGCCCGGCCTCCTCGACGGGGAGCCGCTCCCACGGAGCAGAGGGATCATCCTTCGGACGGCGATGCGTCGCATGCTTCCGATCCACAGGCTCCGGGTATCCCTGCGGCCAGCCGAAGCCGGACACGGGGCGCATGTACTGGTACTCGATCTCGTCCATCAGTCGGCCTCCTCGACGGGGAGCCAGGGACCAGCGGGACGACGACGGACGAGCCGGGTATCCCTGTTCGCCGGATGCTCGGCCGTGCGACGAGCGTTCTCCTCGCCATCGTCCTCGGAGTCAGGCCAGGTGACCACGTCGCCGCCGTACTTCTCGAAGTTGACCCCGTACTCCCACTCCTCCGGGTCGGGCTCCCTGTAGCCCGCATCGACCGCCGCGCGAGCCATGTCAGCGAACGTGGCGATGAACGACGCCGGGAACCGGGCAACCCTCGACCGCGGATCGGCCGTGCCCCACGCGCGCATGAGGATGATCGCGAGACGGTCTACCTCGGTCGACCCGGCCATCCGATCAGCGGACTCGATGATCGCGCCGTCGCGGGCGTCGTCCTCCGGGTCGGGCTTCGACCAGCCGGCCAGGGGACCAGCGAGGAGAGCGTCGGCCAGGTCCTCGACGGCGATCGTGATGAACGTCGTCTCCTCGTCCGTGTAGTCGCGCCGGTTGAACGACTCTGGTCGATCGCCGAGCCAGTCGGCCAGCTCCTCCCGCTTGGACAGGTCCGGGGCCTGGCGGGGCGCGTCCGACAAGCCACCCGTTGAGGTGGTCGGGCTCGGGTCCGAAAGCGCCGGGGCACTCGCGTCCCCGCCAGGGGTCTCTGAATCCAGGGCGTCCATAACGACACCCCAAGGTGTTCCCTCGACGGTCCGGAAACGCCGCACAGCCTCAGCGATGCGATGCTCGCTCTCCAGGGCGCCGACGAGGCGGTCGATCAGCCCGTCGATGTACTCGGCGGCCTCATCGGTCGGGTGCAGTCCCTTCTTCCACCGCGCCTCCTCGATCAGCGCGCGCACGTCCTCGCTCACGTCGTCACTCCATCGGCGGCAGAGAGGGCGGTACGGGCGAGTCGCATGAAGTAGTCCCGCTGGTTCGGGTCGCGCCATATGCCGTTGTCGACTTCGACCCCCGCTACCAGGGCCGGACCACACATCGCCTTAGCCGCCGCCTCGATCTCCGCTTCCGTCCGCTCTCGCGGGGATGGGTGAGAGCGGGAAGCGAGGTCGAGCACGAGAGCCACGTCACGCGCAGAGACGTTGTGCAACGTCCCCTCGGCATCCTCCCCGAGATGGTCGCGCAGGCGTTCGATCGCCGCCTCCGCTTCGGTGTGCAGGGGGTCAGTCATCGGAGAACTCCTCCTCCCAAATCGCGCACGCCGCAGCGTGAGACAGTTCACCTTCCGCGTAGGACTCCTCAAGGCGTCGGTAGTTCCGGTCTAGCGATGCTGGCGACTCGCCGTAGACCGACTCATCCCAGGGATGCCACTTGGCATCGCGTTCGCGCAGGACCAGGCCGTTCGCCCAATCCACGCCCACCTCTGCTCCGTGCTCACTCATCGCCCTTCTCCAATCTGTCGGCCCGGTCCCGGAGTCTCGATGCCTCAAAGCGCGACCCTTCCTCACGGAGGGCGTAGGCCGCTCCCCGCAGCGCCTTCACCGCCCCGCGACGCTCAGCCTCGGCGGTGTGAGCGGCGAGCCAGCGGTCGAAGCGAAAGCCACCCTCAGCCCGCGAACCGCCCCGATCCTCGAAGCCGTCAATCGCGTCCTGAGCGACTTCCTCGGTGGTCGGAATCTGGTCACTCATCGTCATCCCTCCTGTGGCATGTGCCGCACTCGAAGCAGCCCGGATAGTCCTCGAAGGTGTCGGTCGACCCGCATGCGCCACAGGGATCGCCCGCCTTGAATCCGCGCTCCCTCGTCGGCGTGTAGGTGGTGTCAGGCATGGGAGGACTCCCTCGCGTGAGGGTTCGCGATCCGAGTCACCCGAATCCGGAAGTCGCCGCCATCGGTTTCGAGGATCAGTGAGTCCTCGGAATCTGTGGCGCAGAGGACCGCACCTATCCCGTCAACGTGGCTCTCGTCAAGGTGATCGGCCAGGGCATCGATTACGTCGTACTTGTCGAACTTGCTCACTTCGTCTCTCCTTCCAGGAAGTGCTCGGAGTCGAACCGTTCCGACAGGTACGTCTCGGTCACCTGGAGGACGTTCTCCTTCTCCTCCACCAGGACGATTCGCTCGACCTCAACGCCGAGTCGGTCGATCAGCTTCTTCGCTTCGGACTTGGCCGAACTGATCGCCGCCGTCCGGTTCCGCTTGTGCTCGTCCCAGTGGGACTGAGTCCAATCGGTGAAGTCGGTCAGCACTTTGCCGGTCGTCAGATGAATCTCCGACCGCCAGCGTGCCCTCCAGTTGCTCCGTTCAATCGAGCGCGGCACGGCTCTCTCCTTCCAGCGTTTCGAGGACTGCGGCGAGGCGGACGAGGCGGTAGACCCGCTCTTCGGCTTTCGCCAGCACGAACTCCTCGGGGTTCCATCCGTGCTCCGGGGAGTAGACCTCGCCCGACTCATGGACATACGCGATGTGCGTGGTCGCCGCGCCTGGCATGAACCACTCGAACCAGCCGATACCGTCGTCCAGCGCCGCGACCTTCTCCGCCATTCGGGTTCGTTCCAACTTCGCAACGGCCTTGATGCCGTCCTCGACGGTGGGCTGGGAGGTGTAGGCGGCAACGGGATCAGCCACGCTCGATCGCCTCCTTCACCACGGCGAGGACGGCGCGAGCCATGCGACCAGACCAACGCCGACCAGGGATCTCGGAAGCATCCGACTCGACAATTTCCTGACGCACCCGCTCCACCATCTCCTCCGACTCGATCAGGGCCAGGACGCGGGCGTGCTCGAAAGCAGCACCCTCGCCGAAACCCGCCTGCCACCACGCCCGAACCTCCGGAGACATGCCGATGTGGGTGAGCGCGTGCTCGATCCTCCGTTCCGCCTCCTGGCGGGCGATATCTGCGGCGGTCACAAGCCGAGGCCCTTCGCGATGTCAGGGTGAATCTCCTCGCGAGCCGCGAACCCCTCGCCGACAACCACGAGAAGCGCACCGTAGGCGGCTCGCCGAGCATCCGACCCGGCGGCGCCCTTCGCCAGTTCGATCAGGTTCGCGATCCGTTGCTGCTCGACGAGCGCCAGCGTCGCTTGAGCCTGAGCAAGCGCGGCGGCGTGCATCGCCCGTTCGCGCTGGACCTCCGGGTTCAAGTCGGCCGAGTAGGTCAACATGCTCCGCGCCTCCGCCGCGTCGTCAACGCAGTTAGAACGGGGTGTCATCGGAAGCTCCCGGCGCATTCCACTGCGGCTCCGCCTGACCCCACGCATCCCCAGCCGGCGCCGCATTCCACGACTCGCCCGCCGGAGCAGCAGGCGCACTCCCACGCCGCCCCTTCACGACGACGGACAGCACCGGAAAGCCGAGCTTCACCTTCGCCTGCGGCCCGTTCTTGCCCTCGTACACGTCCAGGCCGACGTCGCCCTTCAAATGGACGAGCGTGCCCTTCCGCACCTGAGAGACGATCTCCTGCGCGTCCTCGTTCCAGAACGTCGCCTCGAACCACACGGTCGGACCCGAGTCCTCATACTCGCCCGACTGCTTGTTCTTCCGCCGCGGCGTGAACGGCACCGACACCGACGTGACGACTCGGTCGCCGACCGTCCGCAGCTCAGGATCCTTCGACACGTACCCGTCGATGTTCACTCGTGCGCTCGGCATCACGCCGCCTCCTTCTGTCGGGACTTCATCGCGGCCGTCCGGTCGGGGTTGGCGGCGCGCCACGGCGCCCATGAGTCGTCGGTGAGCATGTGCTGCTCCCACTCGGGGACGTCCGGCTTCGGGGTCACGCTGTCGCCGTGCGTCTCGTGGTCGGAGTGCGCACCGCAGAAGTGCAAGCCGCATCCCTCCTGCTGCTCCTCGATCTCCTGGTCGGAGGCCTCGCCGCGGTCCTCGAACTCCTCAGCGGTGAGCTCCTCTCCGTCCGTGGTGGCGTATCGCCAGGTGGTGTACTCCTCGCAGCGGAAGCCCATGCCACGGGCGATCAGCTCCGTGCAGTCGGCGAAGTCGCAGACTGCCGGAACGCCGTACCCAGCCCAACGGTCGACACCGCGATCGCGAGCTGCGCGATCCTCGTAGACGGCGTACCCCATCACGCCACCGCCTTCTCGTCGTCGAGCGTCCCGGCGACAAGCCGCGCCAGCAGGTCCGGGCGGAACCCCGACCACGACACCACCGACTCGCCGCCCCGAGCGACCACGACGACCGGAGCCTCAAGATGCCCCAGGGCCTTGAGCTTCGCCGTGTTCTCCGGCAACGTCGCATCCGCCTGCATGAACGGAACCTCCCGCTCCGTCAGGAACCGGATCGTCGCCCGGCACGCCTGACAGTTCGACTTGCTGTACACCGTCACCGGGACGATCGTGTTCTGCTGGGCCATCAGGCCCTCCTCTCCGCGGATCGCTCCGCATTGGCACCGCAACGCCCCGTCCGGGCGCCGCCAGTAGTCGTGGTCATGCCGCATCAGCGACCTCCTCATCCGTCCGGACCCGGAACGCCCCACAGCGGCACGCCAGCCAGCCCTTCCCCGTGTCGACTGACGCCGGCGTGCCGCACCTCGCGCACCGCTCCACCGGCCACACCGGACCGAACCGCGCGTCGACGTCCGCCGTCGTCGGCCACTCACCGTGCTCACGGCGGAACTCCAGCGAGAACGCCGCGACCTCATCGACGACGTCGCCGTACGCGTCCCGCACCTCCCCGATCGCCGGCGCCACTGGAGCATCCCCCCGCAACGCCCGAACCCACGCCGGATCCCGACGCAGGTCCTCCGCCCGGTCCGCGCGCTCCTCGATATCGGCGAGGACCTCGAACTTGTCCTGCGACATTTCGTAGCCGCAGCCGCCCTCATCCGCGCACTGCACCGTCACCGGCAGCCCATCGGCGGCCGGCGGGAACCACATCAACGTCACCTGCTTGCAGGACGGGCACCGCGTCGTCGACAGCTTCCGCTCCGACTCCCGCCACGGATGCTCCCGAGCCACCCGACGCATCTCCCGCTCGAACACCAGCGCTCCGCGCGCGCCCGTCTCCGTCGCCACCCACATGTCCAATCGGACCGGGCCCGCGTTGCGGAGGCGACGCAGCACATCACGCGCCTGCTCGAGCGGCGACAGCGGCAGCCGAGGACCGAACTGCGGTGCGCGGCGCACGTCGTCCATCACCGCAACGTCAACGCCGGCGAGCTCGCGTTGGAACTCCGCATAGGCGGCATCCGCGCGCTCCACCCGACCCCAGCAGCGGCCGCACAGCAGCCCGTGCGACGCCTCCCGTGGCACGCACCCGCCGCAGTCCAACCCGAACTCCTTCGGACAGTTCGCGCCATGCGCGTCCCGCACCATGCAGGACCGGAAGTCCGACAGCTCGTTCGTGATGCACAGCAGCGCCATCAGAAGACCTCCTCGACAGGAATCCACGGCCACGACTGGCCGCGTCGCAGATAGTCCGGCCACGAGCGAGCGTCACGGTCGCCCCGCCATCGCACGACCGACACCGTCTCGGTCGGACGACCGTTCTCATCCCGCGCCGGCCGCAGCCCGAACCCGAACTCCGGCCAACCCAGCAGCGCCGCCGAACCACGCGGCCGAAGGTCACGCTCCCCACCGAACCCCTGCGCGTGACCGGCGTGCGCCTCCATCACCAACGCGACGTCATGCAGCTCGCGGATGCCGTCGATCGCCGCGAGCAGCGGCGCCGCGTCGTCGTCCGAGTTGATCGCCCGCGGCACCAACCGGTACAGCGGGCCGAGGAACAGCACGTCAGGCCGGTGCTTCTCCACCAGCGCGTGGACCTGACCCAGGTCCTGCTCGCGACTCAAGTCCAGACGCGGCGAACACGCAAGCATCACCGTCGCCGCCGGGTCCACCGCGCCCTGCGCCCGCCCCACCTCGAGCATCCGGTACGACGCGCGACGCCACTGCAACTCCGAGTTCTCCGCGTCGATGACCAGCACTCGAACCGGGGTCATCGGCCGCTGCTCGAACGGGTGCACGCCCGCCGCCGACGCGATCGCTATCTGCCGCATCAACGTCGACTTCCCACCGCCCTCCACACCGGTCACAAGCACCCGGTCACGACGCTCCAACAGGCCCGGGATCACCCAGTCGTACTCGACCGGACCAGTCATGACGTCCCCGAGCGGCACCGCCGTCAGACGCCGCACCGCGTGTTCGTCGACGAGCTCCTTGAGCCGCTTCCCGCCCTCGTGAATCACGTCCGCGACGTTCGCTGCACCCGACCCCTGCTGCAGGAACGTCGCCACCGACTGCACGCCGCGGCGCATCGAATCCGATCGCACCACGTCCGCGTACGAGCTCACCGCAGCCCACGACGTGACCTCCGACGTCCACTCGTGCAACGCGACGACGTCGATGCCGCGGATCTCCCACTCGGTGAGCTTCGGGGCGACCGTCAACGCGTCGACGTGCTCGCCGGCGCGCCGCATTGCCAGGATCCCGTCGAAGATCGCCCCGACGCGCAGGTCCTCGAAGTCGTTGCCGGAGACCACGTCGGCGGCGAGACGGATCGCACGCTCGTCGAGGAGGATGCAGCCGATGACGGCCTGCTCAGCGGTGACGGTCATCGCAGCATCCACTCGTCCTTGGGTGCGACCTGCACTAGCGCCGCGGCGGGCGACGGCTTCGCCTTCATCAGCCAGGTCGTGAACGCCGCGTTCCAGTTCGCCGCGCGACGGTCGTGAGTCTCGGCGTGAAGCCGGAACGCCTCCGCCTCCGCCAGGAGGTTGAGTCCCTTCTCGGTCGCGCGCTTCACATGCTCAGTCGTGGGACTCCACGACGCCGGCAACTTGACCTCTGGCTTTCGCTTCGCCGGAGGAAGCGAAGCTTCCGGAGTAGGGGCAGGGGCAGGAGTAGACGGGACAGTCCCTCTCGCTACCTCCCGAGAGGGGGTCTCAGAGGGGGTCTCCGGTGGGGTATGGGAGGGGGTCGTAGACCCGGCCTTGAGCATCGTCCGGAGGTAGGCCGACGACCACGGAAATACCGTCCCGCCCTTCGCCGCCGCGTACCCATCCGGCGCCTCCTGACGGAGCCGAGCGGCCTCGACCGCCACGGCCTCGCGCAACGTCGGCGAGGCGATCTCCGCGAAGGCCGACCCGATCGACTTCCACAGGTTCGGGTTCTTCAACGGCTCGTCGTGCCGGAGGAAGGACCGGACGAGCACCTCCTCGGTCTCGTCGTCGATGAGGATGAACCGCTGCGCCGACAGCTCGGCGGCGTACCGCTCGACTTGCTCGACGTTCAGTCCACGTGCCATCTTCGCGATCCGCTTCGGCCGCCAGTCCGCCCGCCCGATCTGCGTCAGCGAGGCGGAAGTGAGCAGGTGCTCGTAGAGCCACTGGGCGCCGGGCGTGAGCGCCCGCCAGTCGTCGTCGCCCCACATGTCGGTGCGGAGTACCGCGCGCGTGCGCGCCATCAGTAGGCCCACCCTTCGCCCTCGTCGGGACCACCGGGCAACGGCACGATCGATCCGTCGTCCTTCAACAGGCACCACCCGTGCACAGCGTGCAGGATCGGCGTCTGCTCCGGATCCGCGTGCAGGCTGACCTTGATCCCGCGGCGCTTCGCCTCCGCCTGCCACTCCGGGTCAGACTCGATCAGACCGTTGATCTGCGACTCCAGCCAGACGACGACCGAGAGCCGCTGCTTGATGTGCTGAGGTCGCCCGCCCATGCCGCCCTGGCGGTGCTGAGGAACGAGCTCGGGCACGTCCATCCCCGTCCACGCGGACAGGTGCCCGTCACGCCGCTCGAGCGCGCGCAGCAGAGGTTTTGGTGTGGTCGACGTCATGACGCCTCCCGGACGAGCTGACGCCACCGCGTGATCGTGCGCGGATGCACCTTGTAGGTCCGCGCGAGGTTCGCCGTCGACTCCTCGAACAGGCCCGGAATGTCCGGGATGCCCGCCGAATAGTGCGACCGGCCTTCCCGCTCAAGTCGACGCTCGTATCGCTCCTCGGGGGATAGCCCGCCGAACATGCCGGCCTTCGTGCCCGTCCGCTCGGCGAACGCGAGACACTGCTCCTTCACTCGACAGCCGCTGCAGACCGAACGCGCCACCGTGTAGTTGTCGCCCTGCTCGCGGACGAACAGATTCACGTCCTTGCCGAGGCACGCGGCGTCGTCCATCCACGGCTCGACCGGCTCCGCCGGCTCAAGGTCCAGTTCGGGAAGGATCATGCGGCCCACGCCTCCCACTCGGTCTTCGCGAGCACGTCGCGGCAGTCGCGGCAGAGGATGTGCACGCGCCGGCCGCCGTCGCACCCGCACCGGGGGCACAGTCCGTACTCGCGACGCGGGACCGCGCGCACCGGCGCCAGGCACGCCTCAGGACCGTCGACGGTCCACAGGCGGATCGGGTCGCCCCAGTCGTACCCGTCGAACGCGTCCAGCATTCGCGCGCGCGTCGCCTCGTCGAGGTCATCGGTCACGACGAGACCTGCTTCCACACGCGCCGCCAGTGCGGACCGAACTGCGAGACCTCGGACTCATCACGGCCCGGGCACTCCGGGTTGAACACGCCGAACGGGTTGTTGCAGGACCCGCAGTGCTCCACCCACTCGACGACGAACTCGCCGCCCATCACGCCGCCTCGCCGCTCTGCTCGGCGTCGAGCAGATCGAACAGCGACGGGATCGACCGCTTCCGGTCCTCCTCGTGCTGATACATGACGGCGTCGCGGTGCGACGTCGGGTTCAGCTCGACACCGTACCCGCGACGGTCCAGCCGCCTCGCGCGCAGCGTCACCGTGCCAAGGCCCGAAAACGGGTCGAACACCAGCTCGCCCGGCATCGAGAACCGCTCGATCAAGCGGTCGACAATGTCGAACTGGAGCGGGCAGATGTGGAACTCGAGCGCGCGGCGGGACTGCTCACCGTTCAGCGTGAGCATCCGGTTGACGTCATGCCAGACGAACGGCGACCACGAACCCGGCACCAGCGACGCGAAGGTCGACGGCAACGCGTTCTTCGCGAGCAACCCCTCGCCGAGACGGACATGCTCCGCGTAGTCGTACACCGATTCGAGCGACTGCTTGGTGAACAGGCGCGAGCGCACCTCGGGCCGCAGCTCGACCAGCTCGTCGACGGTCAGCAGTCGGTCACCGCTCGAGCGCCAGTCCGCGGCCGCGTCGAGCTGCCACCGCGCGAGCGAGTATCTGGACTCGCCGCCCATCTGCTTCTCCGCGATCGGGAGCGCCTTCTGCTCCTGGCGGCTGAGCTTCACGACCCGCTCATCAGCCCACCCGACCGACCGGTCCGACTGGGGCTTGCCGAACAGGAGGATGTACTCGGGAGAGCCGACGCCGACGGCCGTCGAGTCCTCAAGCATCTTCGAGTAGCCGAGGCGGTAGGTCTGGTTGTTCTCGGCGACGACGTCGGTCGTCACCGTGATCATCCCGAAGTAGTCGAACCCGTGGCCGAGGTAGTGCGCGATCGCCTCCGCGTGGAACGGTGCGACCGTCGGCCGGCCGGTGCCGTAGACGTTGCCGTACCGGATCCGGTCCTTCACGTGCACGGCCATGATGCGGCCCGGCTTGAGCACGCGCAGGAACTCAGGGGAGGCGTAATCCATCTGCCACCAGAAGTGGTCGTTGTCGTCCGTGTGGCCGAAGTCGGCGTAGTTGAGCGAGTACTCGTAGTGGTTGCCGAACGGGATCGAGGTGACGATCAGGTCGACCGAGTCCTCGCCCATGTGATCCCGCGTCTCAGTGACACAGTCATTCAGCGACAGCGTCCAGTCCGCGCCCTGCTCCGTGTGACGTTCGACGCCCATCGCCCGGGTCAGCTCCCCGGAGACGGCGAGCGGGTTGAGGCCGAGCTCGCGGATGATGTCGCTCATCCGTTCGGTGAGCTCGTCGTGCTCCTGCCATTTCGCCATGAGGACGTTGCGGACTTCGGACTCGGTCTCGGCGTAGATGAAGTGCACGGTGCAGGGGTGCTCCTGGCCGAAGCGGTGGATGCGGTACACCGACTGGATCGTCTCGGCGAACTTGTAGGTCACGCCGGCGAACACCGCGTCGCTGGCCTGCTGCAAGTTCAGGCCCGACCCGAGCATCATCGGCTTGCCGATCAGCGCGTAGGTGCCGCGGTCGCGCCACTCATCCAGACGCCGCTCGGCTTCGTCGTCAGAGAGGCCCCCGTGGACCGAGGAGAACGTCAGGCCGTCGGCGGCGAGCGCCTGCTCGATCGCGGTCTGCTCGTCGTTCAGGTGGCACCACAGGACGATCTGCTCGCCGCCGGCCGCGCGGTGTGCTCGCACGATCGCCATCAGCTTCGCGAGACGGTCGTGGATCGTGTCGCGCTTCTCCCGCGCGGACTCGACGCTCGACATTTTCCCGCCGCGGAACAGCCGACCCTGCCCGTCGCGCTCGACGAGATCCGACGCGATATCGGTCTCGACCTCATGCCACAGGACCTCGAGCGGCGGCAGGTCGTACCCCTCGTCCGAGAACCCGAGGTCGGAAGGGCGCTGGAGGAAGCATGCCCATGTGTTGAGCCACAGCCAGAACTCGCGTTCCTTATGCGGGTACAGGGTGAGCTCGCCGGCTTTCGTGCTGTCCCGCTGGAAGAACCGAGTCAGCGCCGCGCCGCGGTCCATGACGCCGAGGAAGCCGGCGTAGTTGATGAGTTCGAGGTGCTCGTTCGGCGACGGGGTCGCGGTCGCGACGAACCGGAATGGGACCTGGTCGAACAGGCTGAGGAACGTCTGCGTGGTCTCCGAGCCGTAGGACCGCAGTACCGCGGCTTCGTCGAGGGACACCGCCACGAAGCCGGAGACGTCGAGGAGGCCGAGGCGAACGGACTCGTAGTTGGTGACGTAGGTCCCCGACCAGTCCGGGTCGATCTCCTCGGTGCGGCGAATGAATCGCACGTCGACGCCGAGGTGGTCGCGGCCGTCGCGGATGAACTCGCCGCGCACGCCCAGCGGAGCGACGATCAGCGCGGCGCCGCCGCGGTGGTGGGTGATCTGCCGAAGGATCTCCAACTGGATCACCGACTTGCCGAGACCGAAGCGGGCGAAGATCGCTCGACGGCCGCCAGCGATCGCCCACTGCACGAGCGCCGCCTGGTGCGGCTTGAGGACCGGGTGCAGGTCCCACGGGTTCACGTGGAACCCGAAGGACCGGTCGAACGCGACCTTCTCCTTGAGGAACTCCTCGTACGTGAACTGGCCGGCGTTGCCGGTCTGCAGCGTCAGCGGGCTCATGCGTTGCCTTCCAGGGGGATGAACTCGTACAGGTCCGGTGCCGGCCCGGTGGCCTTGCAGCGCGGGCACGTGATGGACACGAGCGGGTTGCGCGCCACCGCGACGTGGTGCGCGCACGTGGGGTCGAGGTGACCGCACCGACGGCACCGCCCGTAGCTGACGGCCGGCCGGTGGCACTTCACCCACTCCCCGCCCGGATGCCGTTCACTCACCTCGCAGATGACTTCGAAGTCGAGATGGTCGATCGCCTCTGGTGCGAGCTGGTCGACGACGCTCATGCGGTCCTCCACTCGCCGTAGGTGACCTCGCGGGTCACGATCTCGACGTCGACCCCGCGACGTCGATGCAGGCGGGTCGCGGCCAGCGCCGCCTCGTAGGTGTCCCGCACGCTCGCCGCAACAGGGTCCGCGCCCGGCCGGGTGATCTTGACCGCGTATTGGACGGTGGGCGTGTCGGTCAGGAGGTTCGCCGACGTCACGGGTGCGCGTTCCTCAGGCGCTACCGCGCGGAGGTGACGTGCCGCGCTCATGCGAGCGCCTCAATGATCTGGGCGTCGACGGTCTCGTTGAAGCGGCGAAGTCCGAGCATCCCCCGGTAAGGGATCGGCGTCGCGAGCGCGCGGGGTCGCTCGAGAACGAGGTGGTAGATATCGCCGCGCTCGGCCCAGTGGGAGCAGACCGGCCAGCGGTCCTCAAGGGCCGTAGGGCAGGTGTGCGCGTGGTGAACGTCGGTGAGGTCGACGACGCCGATGATCGCGCCGCGGTGCTCGTTCCATGGCCACGGCTTCCGATGCCGGCGGCGGTGCATCTCGTCGAGCATCGCGTCCTCGAGCGGGCCGTCCTCCGGCCAAAACCGATCCCATGCGAGCCCGGCGTGGATCGCGATCGGTCCGCGGTAGTCCCCGGCGATGTTCCGTTTCCGGTTCTCGACGTCCTTGCCGCCGTGGATGATCGCCCAAGCCCAGGGCTGGCGAACGGTCAGGATCCTCATACCGGCACCACCCCGAGCTCGTAGCGCAACCCGTCCGGCAGTGGAGGCAGGCTGGTGGACTCACGGAACTGCTCGGCGAGGTTCTTCCGCACGAACGTCGCGATCCACTCCTGCTCGACGATCTCGCCGGCCGGGTTCACCTTCACGAGATAGACCTCGTGCGCGTCATGGAAGAAGCCCTGCGCGCTCACTTCGCACGCTCCCCTCGGGCGACGTGACCGCTCAGTGCGGCGACAACGTGCCGACCGAGCCAGTGCGCGACGTTCGACGCGACGGCGTTGCCGAAGCCCTTCGTCCGCTCACCCTTGTTCCCCGCCACGGCGTAGCTGTCCGGGAAGCGCTGCGCGCGACCATGCTCGAGCGGACCGAGCGGACGGAACAGGCTGTTGAGCACGATCTCGTCAAGCTCCGCGTCAGTCAGTTGCGCGAGCTCGGGCGCCGGCTTCGCACCGCGAGCGCGACGGTACGGGATGACGAGCGAGTGGTTGCCGCCGCCGGACGCCGTGATCGGGTGCAGCGGCTCGTCGGGTCCGGTGTTCAGATGCGCGACGCTCGCCCCGCGTGAGCCATAGGCCCGCGTGATGAATGCCCCGTCCGGGACGACGAGCGCGTGGTTGCGCCCCGTGGTGAGCGTCGCGAGCGCCTCGCTGTCGGTGGGGTGTGGGCGCCCGTTGCTGCGGAACATGGTGATGAGCGGCGGGATGACGAGCTGGTGATGGCCTCGACCGTTCGCGACGACGGTGCCGAGCGGCGCGTCGAGTGCGGGCTTCACCCGGCGCTGGTCGCCGCCCTTGTGGTCGTATCCGGCGACGATCATGGGCGGCAGGGCCAGCGCCTCAGCGTCGCGGGTGAGGCGGGTGCGGAGCGGAGCGTCGGTCGGGTATGCGGCGTCGTTCCAGGTGCCGCCCATCGGGACGACGAGGCCCTCGCCGATCTTCGTCGAGCGGGTCGGCAGCGGTGCTTCCTCGGTGAGGGCCTGTCGGCCACCGGCGTCGGCGCCGTGGTTCATGCCGACGAGGAACGGGGGCGTCGCGAGCGCATCGCCGCTCGTCGTCATCCTCGGGTCGAGGGGTGCGCCGTCTGCCGGCGCGACCCGGTAGAACTTCCGAGGCTGGCCCTCGCTGGCCGCGTCGTACGTCTGGCCCGCGGCCGCCGCGACGACCGGGCGGCCGAACATGCGGATGCCCTCGCGGGTGCGGCGCAGCGTCGCCGGGGCGAGGTGATGCCAGCCGAGGGACTGGGTCTTCGCCTTGTCCGCGAAGAACTCCTTGAGCGGGCGATCGCCGATCCGGGTGCCGAGGTCGTTCCAGTCGATCGCCGCAGCCGCGGGGAGGACGAACGGCTCGACCGGGAACGACGGGTGTCGGTTGGCCGCGCAGACGTAGACGTACTGGGGGCCGAACTTCCCGATCCGGCGCCGGTCCTCGCGCTTCCACGACTGCCGAGACTCGACGACGGCCTCGCACTGGGAGCAGTAGGCGAGCGGGCGGGGCTCGATCACCGGGAACGGGATGCCCCGCTTGTAGAAGACGAAGTAGATCCGGTCCCGCCACTGGGGGGCGTGAGGGTTGAGCTCGTCGCCGATGTGGGCGGCGGTCACGCAGACGATCTGGTGCTCGTAGCCGAGGACCTCCATCGCGTGCAGCCACGCGTCGAACAGCGGCCACGAGGTGACCTCGACGACGTTCTCGACGACGACGACCTTGAACGCCTTCGCCTCGGCAGCGCGGACGACGTCCCACATGGTCGCCCGCGAGCGCTCACCCGCTGCGGAGGCGACGTGCTCGTCGGGGAACAGCGCGTCAAGCTCGGCGCGGACCCGCTTGCGGCCGCCGGCAGGGGAGTGCCAGGTGCACTCAGGGCTCAGCCACGCGACATCGGCCTTCGGGACGCGGCGCATGTCGTAGCCCGAAATGTCGCCGAGGAAGTGATCCGCCTGACCGAAGTTCGCCGCGTGGTTCTCGATCGCGAGATCCCAGTGGTTCGCCGCCCATACGAGCTGCAACCCCGCCTCGGTGAGCCCGATCGACGAGCCGCCGAAGCCGCAGAAGAAGTCCGTGAACGTGATGCCGGTCGGCGGGTACGGCGCGGCCCATGACTGCTCGAGGCGCCACAGCTCGTACTGGCGTTGCCGCTCTTCGTAAGCAGTCGGTCGCCGCTCTGCCACGTCAGTCGTCGCGGTCATGACGCCGCCTCTATCGCTCGCCCAGTAAAGCCCGCTCGCTCGATCAGCAGCCGTTCGGCCTCCCGCCGCGACCGCGCCGTGACCTTCGCCGTCACCTCAAGCCCCGGTTCGCTCGCGACCTTCACGGTGAACTCCCGCGGCCGGCCCGGAGCACCCAGCGCGTTCACGAGACGGTCGAAGTCGCCGCACAGTCCGAGACGGGTCGCGAGTCGTGCCGCGTCCTCGAACAGCCACGCGATCCGCGGGTCGTCCGCCTCGATATCGCCAGGCGGGACCGCGCCGACCCGACGGGTCTCCACCATCACGTGCGACCGACGGATGCTGAACACGGGGGAGTACTTCGTCTTGCGGACGCTCAGCCACTCCGCGCTGCGCGTCGACGTGACCAGGAGCTCGTCACCCTCGCTGTAGTGCTCCCGCTCCCACCCGCGCGCGCGGTGGCCGCTTCCAGACTGACGGGCGATCACCCAGTCGCCCTTCTCGATGCTCGTCATCGGCCGGCCTCCGAGATCGCGACGCAGATCGCCGGGTCCTGCGAGAAGAAGCACCGCCAGTCCCCGCCGACGACCCAGAGGCGGAGCGCCACGCCGCCGCCGACGAACACGGCAATGGCGAGCACGGCGATGGCGATACCCATCCACTCGCCGCCCCAGTCGACGTTCCTGCGCCGCTTCATCGGACCCACCGGACCTTGTCCAACGCCGACAGATTGAGCGCCGGCAGGGACGCCTCCACGGGCTGGCCGAGGAGTCGAGCGCCGATCGCAGCCAAGACGAGAGCGTCAGCCTCGTCATTCGTCTGCACCTCCACGTCGAGGTAGCGGCGCACCACCGCGGCGAGGACCATGTCCTTCGACGCGTTGCCCTTCCCCGTCGCGTACTTCTTCACCACCTGAGGGGTGACCTCGAGCACCGATGCGCCGGATTCGAGGAGCGCGCTGACGATCAGCCACCACGCGCCGGACCGGTCATGATGCGACCCAGTCGTCTGCCCGTAGGCGGGTGCTTCGATGACGATCAGGTCCGACGTCATCGCGGTCAGGTGCACTTCGTCACGGATCGACGCGAGACGTGCGTGGCGTGCTTCGAGCGTCGGCTCGGTGGCTTTCGTGACGATCGTGCGGGTCGACAGGGTGCCGGCGCGCAGCGTCGCCACACCGGTGCCGGTCAGTGACGCGTCGACGCCGGTGACCGACGCTCCGGGGGTCGGGGGAGCGGTCTGGACCGTCTCCGACGCGGGAGAATAGGCAAGCATTCTGGTTCCTTCGCAAGGGGACTTTGGGGTGTGAAGGGGGCTCAGCGGGCCGGAATCCTGCTGAGCCCCCGGTTATGCGGTCACGGGTTCGCGACCGCGGGGCACGACGTACTCGAAGCTGCTCTCACCAGCTCGGTCGAGACGGATCGCGGTCTTCGTGACCGCGCGCGTGAGCGTGGCTTGAAGATGCCTCGGCATCGGAAGCACATCGACTCGTTGAGTCGCCTGCTTCACGACTGCGACCGTGTCCCCGCGCGGCACCATCAGGCCCCAGCCGCGGGGAAGTTCCCCGTCCTTCACCATCGCCTTATCCGCGATGACGAGCCAGAAGTAGTCGCAGTACTGCGCGAACGCCTCCGCCTTGCTCGGGTCCTTCATCTCGGTGAGCCAGTCGGCGCGGCTGATCTTCACCTCGTGACCGTGGAGCTTCGGCGCGGCCTCGGAGTTGAAGCTGCCGCCTGTCCACAGGTCGAAGACCATGTAGTCGCAGATGCGGCGGGCATCGAACCCCGAGGTCACCTTCACGTGCTCCGCGCGAGTGAAGCGCATGCCGTTGCCGTTCCACTTGTCGTAGCGGCGATTCAGTCGGTCCAGCATCGACCGTTCGGTCTCGACGCTCATCGCTCACCTATCGGCCGCGTGGATCGCCACGCGCGCTCCAGCCGGCGAGCCTTCGAGAGGGCGCGCTTCACGACCTGCTCGAAGTCGCGAGCACCGAAGATGTACGGTGCCTGTCCGCGGCCGTCGCGGACCATGCCGCGCAGGTCGAGAACCCATCCATCCCCGGCGTGATTGCCGCTCGGGTAATACACGGGGCCGGGCTTCACCTCGTACGTGACGTCCAGCGCCCCCGAGACCACCCGCACCACCGCGGTCTCCTCTTCGATGACGGCGTCGATCACCGTGCACCTCCGCTCACGGCACCGTTGCGGGCGAGGTCCTTCGCGAGCACGAGTGCCCGCCGCAGCGCGACCCGCCAACGCCGCGAAGTCGAAATGATCGCGGCGCCATAGAGCACCGCCCACGGGGAATCCCCGCCAACGTGCTTCACCCGCGGCTTCATGGCGTGCTCCCGTCCGCATGGCCGCGATCCGCGGCGCGCCGGTTCGCATTCAGTGACCGGGCCGCCTCGAACTCACCGTCGATCGCGTCCAGACGCTTCCGCGCCAACCGCTCAAGCTGCTCCGCGAGCCGGTAGCGCAGGTGCGCGGCCTCTACCTCCGGGTCCGCGTCCGCCGCCGCGCGGCACATCTCGCCCGACTTTTCGCCGGCGACCCGGTGACGCAGCGTGACCTTCGCGTGCAGGGCGTCGTACGCCGCTCGTGCCTCGGCGAGCTCCTCGCCGTAACGGCCCATGTCCCAAAGGCACACGAACCGGATTGCGGAGATTCGACTCATCTCCGGCAAGCGACGCGTGCGCGAGAGCGCATCGACGAGGCGGCGGTGCAGCTCGTTGTCCTCGTCGGGCTCGAAGATGCCGAGCTCCGCGAGCGCAGCCGCGTACTCAGGATCGAGCGCCATCAGTCCGTCACCGCCTGCTCAGCACGGATCCGCTCCCACTCCTCCGCAGACGGCGCCGCCGGATCGGCCGACTCCGGCGACTCATCGTCCGGTGCGTCGTGCTCGTACTGCTCCGCCGGCTTGACCGGGCTCGGCTCCTCCGGACCGAACAGCGCCACATCACGGTCATTGCCGGCCTCGGTCGCCGCGTCGTCCACGATCTCGGCGTCGACCGGCTCGCGGTCCAACACGCCAGCTCGCGCAAGCCACTTCGCCCGCAGCTTGTCCGTGCTCTCGCCCTTCTCCCGGATCCGCGTAGCGATCTCATCGAGCGCCGCACGCGACGTGGCCGCCGCGATCAGGTCCTCCCACGGCTCCGTCGACACAGGGTCGGGCTCGTCCGCCTGGATCGGAATGCCGCCGTCCGTCAGCTCCTCCGTTGCGTACATGCCGAGCGTCACATCCGAGAACCCGAACCGCGAGACCTCCCCGATCGCCCGCCACACCGGCATGACCTCGGCGTACGTCTCCCACGGCTTCGGGTTGCCCTTCTCACTGCGCGCGCGGACTTCCCACACGCCCTGCGCGTTCGGCTCGTACGAGTTCACGAGACCCGCGCGGATCGCTCGCGGGATATCCCACGTCGAATCGAACGACTCACCGGTCTCCGTGATCGTGCCGACAACGGTCACCGAGTAGTCCCCGGTGGGGATCGACCCAGACTTCTTGATCTCCAGACGGTTGCCCGCCTTGCGGATCAACGCGGCGATGAGGCGGGCCGAAAGCGTCGCGCGGCCCTCGACCACGTCGATCGACTGCAACGCGGCCATCGGGTGCAGGCCAAGCATCGCCCCGGTCTCCATGACGAGCAGGATCTTCGGCGCCGACGGCTGGCCCGTCTTCGGGTCCATCAGCCCCTTGGGGATGAGCTGTCCCGCCGCGGCGAGCGTGTTCGCGTAGTGGATGCGGTCGTTCAGCGATGCCGACGAGTAGGCGACGACGTCAGTGCTCACAGGAAGGCTCCATCTTCGATAGCGCGGACCCGTCGAAGGGCCGCGAGGACGTCGTGCGCGATCGGCACGATGAGCGCGAGCGCGGCCACCATCAGCGGGTGGTCGCGCGGGTAGACGAGGGTCAGCGGATCGCGACGCAGACGCCACCCCTCGAGCGGATCCCGGATCAGCTCGCCCCACACGTACCGCACCTCGACCGCCTCCGGGATGCAGAAGAGCTGCCACGCCATCTGACGGATTTCGCGCGGCGTCGGCCCGGCAACGACTTTGTTGTGCTTCGACTTCGTCTCGACGATCCCGAACGAGGCGCCCTGCGAGGTCGTGCCGTCGACGGTCGCGGCGAACTGATGCTCGTCAGGGTGGTGGATCAGCAGCGAGTTCGGCTCGGCGCCGGCCCAGGCCAGCAGGAGCGGCTCCCATCGCCGACCAGATTCGGTCGAAGCGTTCCCGTCCCAGTCGTGGGACGAGATGATCTGCCGAAGGTACGTCTCCACCGACTCCGGCTTCGCGAACGCACCCGCCTGGTACGACCCGATCACGTCCGCGTGCGCCGCCTGCCACGCCGCCTCATCCGACATGTCCGCGAGGGTCCGGCCAAGGACCTCGAGCGCGCTCACGACTCCTCCCCAAGGATCGAGCGGGCAAGCGCGATCACATGCTCGTCGGGTATGACTTCGAGGCCAGTCACGAATGGGGTGGTGAGGAACTCCCACTCGTTGCGGAGTATCGCGAGCTGCGCGTCGATGGTCGCGTGGAGACCGAGCACCAGATCGCGAAGCTCGCGGCGATGCGTGGCGAGAACGACCTCCACCTGCATGTCGCCGTCCCACTCGCCGATCAGATGCTCGTCGACGCCGAACGCGACTCCGTCGCGGCGCTCGTAGCCGCGCCAGTCGAACGCGCGAGCGTCATCCCGCAGCCCCTCGAGCTTGTCGATTGCACGGCGAAGCAGATCGGCGGTCATCGCTTCGTCCGTCCGACGAACCGGTCCCGACGCGACCGATGGTTGATGAGCTTCGCGTACTTGTACCCCGTCAGCCGCAGACCCAGGCGGATGAGCCCGTCCCCGACGCGGCCCACGAACCGAGACAGGCGGCTCACCGGATCTCCCCGACCGCCACGTCGACCACGACCAGCGCGGTGAGGATCACCAAGGTCGCCGCGACCACGCACAGCATCACGAGGAACTTCGGCATCGGCGCCTTCGGAGGCCCCACATGACTCACCGGTGCTCACCGTCCTCGATCACGTTCCGGAACCCAGTCCGAACCCGCGCACCCGACTCCCGATCCACCGCGTACAGACGCGGCGCCAGAAACCCGAACCACTGACGCGCATCCAGACCATGACGCCGACGCTTCTGCTCAACCGCGGCGAGCGCACGGCGACGCTCCCTACGCGCCGGCACGGCCACGGCCACCTGACGGCCCTCCATCACAGCTCCCTCGTCCAAAACTCGGCGTCCGTCGCCGGCGACAGCTCAAGCCCGAAGTCCGGCGGGAACTCCGTGACCATCCGCTCGAAATCCGAGAACACCGGCACGTCCGGGTAGTTCCGCTTCACCCGACGCGCCGAAGCCACCGACAGGTGCTCCTCGCCGACGCGGAGCGTCAACGCGACGATCCGCGCCTTCATCGCACGGAACCCCCGCGTCCCGATCAGGACCTCCCCATAGCCCTGCACGACCGCCGACACGGTCAAGTCCTCGCGGTAGTCGTCCGACCCATCGAAGTAGGCGTAGAACCCGTGATCGCACGACGCCAGATCATGAGGACCATCCGGCGAAGCCAGAAGATCGCGCCTGTACCTCCCAGGGATCGAAGGAACCGGGCCCCCTCCGAGCATAGAAATGAGGTACGCGTCGGCCAGATTCCCGATCAACGCACGGTCAACGGCGACGCGGCGACACTCCGCCACGTTCTCGTCCGGCACCCACACCTGCGGGTACCTCACCCCGGTCAAGCGCCCAAGGCGATCCACACTGAACGACCGCACCCCGGTCACCACACCAGCCGAAAACTCCCGACCCGAGAACTCCGCCGCGCTCATGCCGGCACCACCTCAGGCTCCGGCACCGTCACCGGCTCAGCCGGCACCGTCAACGGCGTCTCAATCGGCTCCAACTCGATATGACGCAGCGGCTCACCCACATCGCCCATCACTTGACCTCCGTGACCTTGCCGTCGATCAACTCGTAGAAGACGTCCGCCTTGACTCGCTTCCCGTCCACGCGCACCGTCTTCATTCCGACGATCCGGGCGTTGTCGTCGCGCTCAGTCAGCACGAGCCAGTCGCCCTCGGAACCGGCCGCGGACCCCTTGTACCCCGTCGCGATGGCGACGGCCTCGGGGCCGTCCCCATCGCTCCGACTGACGCGGCTGGTCCCGAAGTTGCCGGTGTTCAGCGAAGCCGAGCGGTCCCCGGTCGCAGAGGAAGCCGAGCGGTACCCGGTCGCAGAGGAAGCCGAGCGGTACCCGGTCGCAGAGGAAGCCGAGCGGTCCCCGGTCGCAGAGGAAGCCGACTGGTACCCGGTCGCAGAGGAAGCCGAGCGGTCCCCGGTCGCAGAGGAAGCCGACTGGTACCCGGTCGCAGAGGAAGCCGAGCGGTACCCGGTCGCAGAGGAAGCCGAGCGGTCCCCGGTCGCAGAGGAAGCCGAGCGGTACCCGGTCGCAGAGGAAGCCGAGCGGTCGTCCTCGACATGCTTCGAGCCCTTCTTGAGCGTCTGCGACAGCACGAGCTCGATGTGGGCCTTCACGATCCCCGGAATGCTGACCGCCGCGCCGACGGTGATCTTGCGGCCAGCGACCTTCGAGTCACCCTGCCGCTTCGGGTCGACACCCTCGAGCTGCACCTCGTGGTACACGGATTCGCCCGGCGGGTAGTAGCTGAACGCGTCCAGCGGCCACGTGACCGCGTGGAAGCCCGAACTGCACAATCGCGCGGGTTCAGCCTGCTCGTAGGTCTGGTCGAGTTCGTACTTGAACCCGCGGCACGTGAGGTCCTTCGTGAACCCCTTGAACGCGGCCAAGGGGCCGGTCTTGTTCTCGCTCATTCGTGAGCGCCTTCCTTGAGGGCCGTTTCGAAGACGGCGGGCAGTGTGACGTTGGATGGGGCACCGCGGAACCACGGCGCGACATGGTTGGGGGAGTAGCCGGCGATACCGCAGCCGACGGGGGTGACGAGGAACGTCAGGTCAGGGCGGGTGGCGGCGTACCTGAGGAACCGGGCGACGGCGCGGCGGAACGCGTCCGGGCCTTCCATCGTGGGGAGGGCGTAGGAGTCACCGTGGAGGCCTTCGCCTTCACCCCAGATGGCGCCGAACTTCTCGTGCGCGACTCGGGCTGCACCGCCAGCGTGGAGACCCTGCGCGTTGCTGCCGAACACGAACACCTGGCCGGGCTCGAGCGACTCGATGATCTCGGGGGTGCTCACTGGTCCGCCTCCGGGTAGATGCGGCGGCCGTCGGTGATGAGCGTGGCTTCTGGCCCGAGCTTTATCGCGCCGAGGTTCTTCGTCGGCAGGAACATCGTCCGGATGCCGTTGACTCCCTCCCGGCACTTGACGGCGACATACTCGTCGGTGATGCCGCCGACGGTCAGTTCCCACAGCTCGCCCGGCTTGGGGTTGGTCCACGGCTTCGGCTCGGGGTGGGCAGCGAAGTAGGCGCGTGCGGCGGCATCCAACTCAGCCCGGCCGGAACCCGACTCTTGAGCCTCGTCGCGCCAGACGACGATGCAGGTCGATTCCTGCATGACCATCACGACGCGACGAGGGATCGACTTCGCCTGCTTGAGGACAACGATGATGTCCGGGTTCTCCGGCCACCGCCACCGCCCCAGTTCTTCGTCGCGCTCGTGCTGAAAGAACTCGCGGAGAGCGGCGAGCTCGTCGTTCGTGCAGTAGTCGTGACCGTCAAGGACGTTGTGTCCGCTCGGGAAGTGCACCGTCAGCCGTCCGAGTCCTGCCGTCGGGTCGTATCGGACCACGTAGCCGTTCGACGCGGTGAACTCGCGCTTCATGCGGACACGGCCTCGGCGAGGACACCGTCGACGATGGTGAAACCGATCTGCCGGGACTCGTCCCGATCACGCTCCACCAGGACCGTGTAGTCCCGGTCGTCCGCGAGCGCCCGGATCGCGTCGAGCGAGTCCGCGTCGAGGAGGTCCCCGTCCTTGACGATGACGAGCTTGAGCTTCGGGTCGCCGGCCGTCGCGATCGCGAACGCGACCTGCTTCCTCGCCGCGGTGTTCACCTGGCTGAACGGGACCCCGTTGAACGTGATCCCGGTGTCATCCACCGACAGGCCCGGAACCGGGAACACGGCCTCGGCGAGACCGGCACGCTTCCGCTGGTCGACCGCGTCGAGCTCGGCCTGCGCCGCCGCGTGCGCCTGCTCTGCGGCCGCGAGCGCGTCAGCGACCTTCCCGTACTCGCGAGCCGACCGGACGGCCGCGTTCGTGTCCTCGACCGACGCGAGGCGCGCGCGGATCCCGTCCACGTCGATCGGCGTCTCGGCAGCGCCGCGCTGCGCCGCGGCGAGACTCTCCCGCGCCGTCTCGAGCTCACGCTCGAGCTCGGCGACGCGACCGGTCAGGAGGTTCACGTGGGCCTGCGACGTCTCGATGCTCCGGTTGTGATCCTCCGCCGCGCGCAGCTCGTCGATGATCGACTGCGCCGACACCTCCTCGTCGGGAGTGTCAGGCGCCGGCTTCGGCAGGACCGCGAGCGCCCCCTGCAGCCGCTTCACCTCACGGCCCTGGTCGAGACGACGCGCCTCCGCGCCGGCCTTCTCCCGCTCGAGCTCGTCGAGGTCGAACGGGAGGTCGACCTTCGCCAGGAGCGCGTCGCGCTGCTTGCGCTCGTCGAGGTTCAGGAACGCGACCGGGTCGAATATCAGGCCGCCCGTGAGCGAGGCGACCATGTCGGACGGCTTGGAGTACTTCGCGCCGTCCAGTGCGAACACCTCGAGCTTGCCGGCGTCGTTCTGCTTCCAGGTGCGGACGATCCGCGCGCCGAGGTCGGTGTCCGTGAACTCCGCCCGGGCCTCCGACTCGCCCTCGCGGATCGGCATCGGCGTGAGCCGGGTGCCCTTCGGGTCGAACAGCTCCACGAACGCGTCGATGAAGCTGGACTTGCCGGCGCCGTTGGCTCCGGCGATGACGACGAGGGATCCGCTCGGGGTGAGGGTGATTTCGCGCACCCCCTTGTACCCGGCGACCGTGAAGGTCTTGGTCATGCTGTTCCCCTTGCTTTCTGTCGTGGTCAGTGGAAGATGACGATGGTCAGGAGGCCCGCCGCGGAGTACGCGAGCAGGCAGATCGTGATGCGGAGCCGCGCGGTCACAGGGCGACTCCGAGCTCGCTGCGGATCGTTGTCTCGACTTGGTCGAGTTGGGTGGCCGCGAGCGCGAGGATGCGCTTCAACTCGGCGAGGTCGTCCAGCACCGTGTTGGGCGTCACGTCGGGGCGGAGCTTGGTGGGGGACTCCCACGCCGCGTAGACGGCGTCGACGAGGTCACGGTCGGACTCGAAGTAGAACGCGACCGGGGTGTACTCGCCGCGGATGAGGTCGAGCGCCTGGATCGGGCCGAAGCCGTGCCGGGTGACGTACGCGTGCTTCACCGCAACACCGAAGGGTCCGATCGCCCGGGCGAGCGCCGGCCCTTCGTAGCCGGCCTGCGCCAGATAATCCACGAGGTTCAGGCGGGACAGTCCCGCCTTGCGGATCAGGTCCGTCGCCGCCCGCGCCGACTCGAACGCCGGGAGCGCGTCGAGCGCGTCGCGGACCTCGCGCAGTTCACCGGCCATGACGCACCCACCACGGGGAAGTCAGGACGGCCAGGGTCACCAGGACGATGCCGAGGATCTGGAAGCTATCCACGTCGGCTCACCCGCCAGCCGTGGTCCTTGACGTAGTTCACGGTCTCGCCGTGCACCTCGACGACGAACGCGGTCTCGGTCTCCCCGTGGAGTGGGGCGATGACGAACTCGAAGTCGAAGTCGTCCGCATCCGGACCGGTGTCGAACGTGCGCATCAGCTCGATCCAGCCGGGACGGAGCCTCGCCGGGGCGGGGTGGCCGGGGCCGACCAGGTACCCGGTCGTGTGCAGGGTGCTCACGGTCGCGGTCATCACGCGACCGCTCTCATGGTGGGGACGTCCGGGCGAAGGGCGGGGGAACGATTTTCGTTCGAGACCGAGCTGTCGTTCAGCAGGCCCCCGGACGGTGCCGACGCTTCGGGTGCGTCGGACGAGTGGAAGTTCAGGTGGTCGACGTGCTCGTGCCCGTTCTCGCATTCCCACACCTGCTGGGCGTAGTCACGCGACGACAGGACGGTCACGACGGCCTCGGCGCCGCAGGTGTAGCAGTGACGCGCGGCGTCGAAGGACAGCGGCAAGAGCGTCACGATGCAACCGCCTCGGACGGGGACGGGTCCGTGCGGAGCGGGACAGTCATGAGCGGTGCCTCGCTCGTCCCTCACCGGAGTGCTCACGCGACGCCGGCACTTCCGTCATCATCCGTTCCCAGCGGCGACGCTGAGTCTCTGACTCCATGACGCGGGCCTCGAACTTGCGGAGACGCACGTCTTCCACACGCTCCGCCTCCGCCTGCTCACGCTCCGTGAGAATGCGTTCGATCGCCTTGTCGTGAGCAATCCGCTCACGCTCGGCCGCCGCGTTACGCTTCGGCGCCTTCGAGCCCTTCCGCTTGCCCGTGTCCTCCTTGATCCCACAGCGCCGCTTTGCCTCGCGGATCAGGTGGAGGACGGTGTGATCGCCGCCCGTCGCCGAACAACGGAGCATGTGGTCCCCGCGCTGGAAGATCACGACGTGGCCCTTGCCCGCCCGCTCCGAGTACCCGAGCGGCGTCAACTCAGCGCGCATGAGGTCCAGCCCCTTCACCGGACACCCCCCCCCGTCGCATGAGATTGCGTACGGCGGTCTCCCCGGTCGGGTCGGCGTACGAGAGGATGTAGCGCAGGTCCGCGCGCTCAGCGATCGCCCGACGCTGCTGTTCGTTCAGCCCGACACGGGCGACGAGGTACACGCCGAACGGCATGCCCTCGATCGCGGAACGGCGGAAGTCATGGATCGTGCGCGTCAGCCACGACGCCGAACGATCGATCCCGACCGCGCTGAGGATCATCGACGCCTCAGTGAAGAGGCTGTCCTGCTGGTGGGGGACTCGGCGCTCGTGGTTCCGCCGCTCGCTGGGGGCCGTGATCGCTGTCACCCCGATCTCCGGGCACGACGTCGCCCAACGGCGCGGATCACGCCGCCACCTGCCCAGATTCGGCGTCCTGGCGAGCGAGTTCCTCGGCGGCCTCGACCAAGATGCGCACCCCGGCAACGAGGCGCTCGTCGGGGGTGAGTTCGCGGGGCTCCATCACGCCGCCGCCTTCGCCTTGTTCGCGACGGCGAACACTCGATTGAGGTTCGCCTGCGGGAACGCGATCTTGACCTTCGCGATGAATGCGGCTGACGGAGCGCTCTCGCCGCTCGACACGCGCCAGAGCGTCGACTCGTCGACGCCGATTCGCGACGCGAGCGCCTTCTCGGTCAGATCGTGGAGCTTGTCGAGCTCGACGCGGTCGAGGATGAGAGTCGGGTTGTACGCGCCCACCTTGGCTTGCATGACCACAACTGTACGACTGCAAGTTGGATTGCACAATAGGTATTGCATGGATGCAAGCCGCGGGGTAGCCTCGACTCGTGAACCTCACTTCATGGAGCGAGTACTTGGCTGGCATTCGCGGCTCAGACCTCGACAAGCGGGTAGCGGAGCGAGCTGGCGTCTCAGCCTCCTCCGTGAGTCGCTGGGCGGACGGCACCCAGTTCCCTTCCCCAGTTCAAGTGATCACGCTCGCGCGGTCATACGGCGAGAGCCCCGTGTACGCGCTATTCGCGGCCGGCTACTTGACCCAGGAGGAGATCAATCGCGAGGCGGGGGCTCCTGCCGCAATGCAGGTCCGCGACTTCGACGATCTGACGATCGCTCGCGAGATCGTGCGCAGGATCGAGGAGGGCGAATCGCCCACGCTCGAACGGCCCGTCGACGATGTCGTCCGTTCGATCGATGATGCACGTGTACGCAAAGGTGACGAGGGCAGCGTTGCTCACGCCGCCGACACCGAGAAGATCCAACTCCGGGGGGAGTTCGATGAAGAGCTTGGAGACGAAGTATGACCCGTTCGCGCATGCCGAGCGACTCGGCATCAGGGTCGAGTACCAGTCACTGCGAAGCGCCCGCGGGCTGTGGCTTCCGGACTACCGCACGATCATCTTGAAGGCCGGGATGCGCCGACTCGATGAGCGATCAACGCTCACCCACGAGCTCGGGCACGTGTGCCTCGGCCACCGCGACGACCGCCCGAAGTTCGAGATTGCGGCAGACCGGTGGGCGGTCCGCAAGCTCATCCCGCGACCGAATCTCGAGCGAGCGTCGCTCTTCTCCGATGATCCCGCGCAGTGGTGTCACGAGCTCGGCGTATCCGCCGACCTCCTCACCCGTGCACTCACCGACTACAAGGCTTCCTAACCGAAGGGGGAACAACTCATGTCCGAACCGCAGAACACAGCCCCGCCGGTGATCGAGCAACCGGCCCCGCCGGCGCCACCGTCGAGCCGGCGATCCTCGCAGGCTTGGGTGCCCTGGACGGCGGGCGGCATAGTCGGGCTGGTCCTCGGCGTGGGAGCCACTCTCGGCATCACCGCGCTCGTCAGCACCGGACAGCAAGACGGCCGGCTCGCAGCGGCGTTCGAAGAATGCGGGGGTGCGCACGACGGCGTTGAACTCGGCGACGGAGGGCGAACGATCGTCTTCGACATGAAGGGCGATGAAGACACCACCGGCGCGGAATACCTGCGATACGAGTGCCTCGCGCACGCACTGGACATGCCGTCGAGCGTCAACAGCCACGTCGGCCAGACGACGTCGCTCGACGGGCGCCAGACCGAATCGTGGGACGGGATCAGCTTCTCCTGGTCGTACCACCCGGACCGGGGCCTCGACGGCGTCTTCGAACTCGCGCGCTAATACCGTGAATCGCATGCAGACCCGACCGCTCGCGGAGATACCGCGGCGAAGACGAGCGATCGCAATCGTCCGCGTCTCAATGGAGCGCGACGGCATGATCTCGCCGGAGAATCAGCGATACGCGATCGAGCAGTTCGCGGCACGCGAGAACATCACGATCATCGACTGGGTCGAAGGGATCGACCAGTCCGGATCCCGCAAGCGGTCGGAATGGTGGACTCGTCTCGACTCGATCATCGAGCGAGTCGAGGCGGGGGAGGCCGACGCGATCGTCGGATGGAAGTTCTCCCGCACCGCACGCAACCGCGTCAAGTGGGCAGTCGCCCTCGACCGCGTCGAATCGGCAGGCGGACAGATACTTTCCGCGACCGAAGTCAACGACCCGAGCCCGCCAGGCCGGCTCGCCCGGGGAATGCTCGCCGAGTTCGCTGCATTCGAGGCGGAGAACATCGGCGCGACTTGGAAAGAGACGTTGGAACGCCGCGTCCGCCACGGCCTCGTCTACAACCACAAAGCACGATTCGGATACACGCGCGAGACCGACCACCCGTCGGGATACGCCCCCGACCCCGTCACCGGAGCAATCCTCTACGAGCTCTACCGTCGGTACACGGCAGGGGAGTCCGCCAGATCCCTAGCTGCCGACCTCACCGCCAGACGGATCCCGACGACTCGCCGAGTCGCGCCCGGCAACCCCATCGAGCCGTACTACGTCACCAACAACCTCGACAGCGGGTTCGGCGCTGGCCTGATCAAGTTCCGCGGCGAGTACCTCCCGGGGGCTCACGAACCCATCATCAGCCCGAACGAATGGGACGCTTACGTCGCCGCCCGCGCGCCCCGCCGCAGAGCACCACGCGCCGAGAGCACCCGAGGTCTCCTCAGCGGCAGCTCAATCCTGTACTGCTGGTGCGGCTCCCCGATGTACAGCAACTCCGCTGCGAGCCACGGCCGCCTGAACCGGATCTACAAGTGCCACGCCGTCGTTAAGACCCGCGCCCACGCCGGAGGAAACATCAGCGGCAAGGTCCTCGAAGAACACGTCGTTGCCTGGCTGCATTCGAAGCGGGACAAACTCGAAGCCGCGGCCAAACGGATCCCCAAGCGACCGGTACCGGTCGTTGACCGGGCGCGCGCACTTCAGGCAAGGATCGACGAGCTTACGGAGCAGCTCGACGTCGCCGGCATGCGCCTCATCAAGGAGACGATTCCGCATGCCTCCTACGAGCGCCTCCGCGACCGGCTCACCACTGAAGTCGCGGCACTGGAGCTCGAGCGGCAACGCGTGGAGAGTCGCCCAGCCGACCCCGTGCCGATGCTCATTGGGATACTCGATGGCTGGGAGCGATTCGACATTGGGAAACGCCGTGCAGCACTAAAGCACTTCATCGACCGGATCACGATCAACCCGGTCGATAGCGAGGAGCGAATCGAGATTGAGTCGCATCTGAACGACTAG